ATGAGTAGCGACCTCGCCCCCTACGGCAATAACAACCCCGTTCCCAAGATGGCTGATGCCGTCCCCTCAACTGCGTTCCCACTCTCCCGTACTGGTCGGGCGATTAGTCGGTCAGACCGCCGCGCTGAAATCCAGGCACGGGAGGACTACAACGATGCTCGCCTGGCTGTCCATCGGGCGCACCTCGAAACCATCGTTGAAAAGGCCCGTAATCAGTCACGGGCGGAACTGGCAGAAGATGTCATGCTCCATATGCGGGCCGTCGATGATTTGGTCACGTCCCTATCAGCGGGAAAGCCGGCACTCGAACTAAGTCTCCGTGAGATACAGCAGGCATACACCCTCGGTGAAACACAGCGCATTATCCGCAGGGGTATCGGTCTGTGAACCAGCTCATCAGGGATCTTAAATCTGCCAGGTATGCCCTGTACAACTATGGCTGGATAAAGAACGATTTTTTCAATGCCGACGGTTTCTGCATGGCAGGGGCGATTGATTCTGTCTGTTTCACCTCTCACGATATTGGCACAACCTGTCTCCGTGTCCATGCCGTCAATGAGACGCTCGCGAAATACCTCCCCGATTCATTCGATGACATCATCCCTTTTAACGACCATCCTGAGACGACCTTGCAGGACGTGCTTGACCTGTTCGACAAAGCCCTGGCCGACCTTGGCGGCATGGCATGACAACGCTGGTCAATCCGTCACAGGTTGACTGCATCATTATCGTCACGCAACGTGCAGCAGCCCTCAACGTCGCTGATGTTGTGGACATCATCGGTATCACTCTCAGTGGCAGTGTCATCGTCGGGGCGCTGTCCATCGACCTCTACAAGAGACTGACGAGAAAAGCATGAACCTTTGGGACGACGTACCGGCTGCCATGGATGGCTACGCTAACGACCTGGCAGCCCGTCTGAAGGCCGTGGTGGTCGAGACGTACATAGAAAAGCTCGATAACGCGCTACGGGCCAGCGATGCAAAGCAGCAGGTCAAGGACGTGGCCGCGGCTGTCGGTAATGATTCTTAGTTAGCTCACACTTGCGTGTCTGTCTTATGGGGCTATCCTTGCTGCACAACTTCACCATGCGAGCGGTCTGCGATAGGTCAGGCCACCTAGACCGCTCCATCGCTGCCACAGAGCAGCCCGTCTCGACAGAGTTTCTTCTCTCGTCGGCCAAACAGCAATCGTCTCGGTAAGAGAACTAGCGCGTGAAGTCGCTGGTGTTTGGCAAGGAGAACCCATGTCCAATCAGTGGCCCGTCCCTACGCATAACCGTGCAGTATCTCGCTCACGCATCGGCGGCAGTACGTCCCGAATTACCAAGCGCGAAGCCGCCAAGCAGGTCGAGATGACCAAGCTGCGGATGCTTCAGTCAGAACTTCGCAAGCGTGAAATCGGCCAATTACTCGGTAACGCCGACGAGCTGATGGATTACGCAGTCAACCTGGCTGGCGACGATGACGGCAAGCTCGACGTTTTCGTGGACATCGTGCTGCACGCAATCCGCACCGAACAACAGAACTTCGCACGGGCGACCGACCCCCTGCTTCAACGGTTCCTCCGATGATGTCCTTCTGGTGGCTGTTCTTCGTCCCGACGCTGCTTTACGTCGCGGTGTGCGGTATCTCGCATCTGTATCCCGAACATCAACCACCACGTCTCCCCACGCCCGCCGAACTCCTGGCGGCGCATGAACGGCGCACCGTCGCAGCGCAAATCCGTAAGTACCAAGTAATCGACCAACTACAGGAGTTGTCATGAAGCTCATCAAAGATCCCTTTGCCATCGCCCTTTCAATCGTCTTCGCAGTGATGATCGTGGCTGCACTTGATTCCCTATCGACCAACTACACAGGATGGAATCTGGCCTTCACGTTTAGTATCGCGGTCCTGTACTTTGTCGGACTGGCGCGTCGATGGTTCACCCTTGAGCATGAATCAGGACCGGGACGATGAATCACGCAACAAAGCGATTCCCCCAGTTCGTCTTTGGACTGATCATCTTTGTGATCGTGCTTAACATCCTTGGTTCTGCCATCTCACCCTACCTCGGACTGATCGGCATCATCTTGGCGATTATGTTGGGCGCCATCATCATTGCGGGCGGCGCGTTCGTGCTCTATCTGCTGGCTCGCGGCTACATGAACAGTCGGAGCGGTGATGACGATGACGACCTAATTCTTGGTAATTGGGACTAGCCATGTCAAAGTTAAATCAGGATGTTCGAGTTCATCGCTGCCTCAACGCTTTTCCTTGCCTTCGTCGGGGGTGGATTGAAGATGGCTAAGGATCAGGGCCAGCGCGTGCAAGACATGAAGCGCAAGTACTACGACATCACCTTCCCGTCTGAGATGAGTGACAAAGAGATCCACGCCTTCATCCGATCAATTGGCAAGAACCTGAAGAGCGGATCGCCGCGTGCTGGCTTCCCTACGATGGTCTTCGAGGTACGGGCTCAGGCCGATGGCGGCATTACGCACCGGCTACGAGTGCCGAACGATGCCGCAACCTATCTGATTGGACAACTACAGAATGCGCTCGCCGGTATCGACGTCGTGGAGATCACCGAGCTAGACGAGGTTGGCTTCCAGTTCGGCGCGACAATTCACATGAGAAACGCTTCGGAAGAGCTGCCTATCGCCAGCGCCATGGACTACTCGCACCGGGTGCTTGCCTCAATGCAGGATGCGGTTAAGCCGCACGATGCTGTTGTGGTGCAGTGGATTATCGCGCACAGCGAGGATCAGAAGATGCCACCGTCTGACAAGCCCATCGCGACCAACAGGTCAACCTGGTCAAAGGTCTGGAGTGGGGAAACCAAAGCAGGGCGCGATGAGGTCCAGTCACGGCGCAACAAACAAGTCGACCAAAACTATATAGCCGTCGGTCGGGTAGCGGCACGCGGTGAAGATGTGGGCAGGGCAGAGCAGCTAGTGCGCCAAGTGGTCAGGGCCATTACCAGCGAAGGTGGCAACGCACACTTCTATGCCAAGGGCTCAGATCCACAGTCGATCAGTAAGGCAATCAAATACGCCATCACGCCGTTCCGCATGACGGCCCAACTATCAGTGCCAGAACTCGCAGCGGTCATCGGGTGGCCGATGGGCGATGTCTATGTCCCCGGTCTTCGGCGCGGTTCGACCAGGCATATGCCAGCGCCAGAGTCCGTACCGCGAACTGGTCGAATACTTGGCAGGACAACCATGCCCGGTGTCGACCGGCAGATCGCGATGTCATACGACGCTGCATTGACCCACACATATATCGCAGGTGGAACAGGGGTCGGGAAAACTACTTTGATGGTCAACACCATCCGGCAAGACATGGAGACCGGCGCCGGCATCGTGTTGATCGAGCGCGAAGGCAACCTCTTCCAGCAGGCACTTGATCAGGTGCCCCCAAACCGGGCCGACGACGTGATTTGTATCGACCTCACTCAAGATGACAACCCGGTCGGATTGAACCTCCTGCGAACCAACAAACCGGAGATCGTGGCAGGGCAGTTGGCATCACTACTCGATGCCCTCTATCCAGACAGCAAGAGTATCTATGCCAATCAGCTTGTCCAGTACGGCATCCCGGTACTCGCCAACCTTGAGCGGGCAACCTTCGCCGACTTGATACCGCTTGTCCATCCGCGCAATCCGGCTGAAAAGGCGTGGGCGAAATGGGCAGTCGAGCAGATGCCAGATAAGACGTACCGTGACTTCTTCCAAGACTGGCACAAAGGACTCGATCAGAAAGACCAGCGAGACATCACCCAAAAATCCCAGCCACTCAAGAATCGGTTGTGGGAGATCCTGACACCAGAACCAACACGCTACCTACTAAACCAAGAAACCTCGAGCTTCGATCCGCTCGACGTGATCAATGGCAACAAGCTGCTCTTCGTCAACCTGGCCGGTGTGTCAGAACAAGTCGCCAGTTTGGTCGGCACGATGATCGTAACGGCTGTGTGGACGGCAGCCAAGAACGGAAGGCCAACCAAACCGAACTTCATGTATATCGATGAGTTCCAGCAGTTCTCGCATCTCAACAAGGACTTCGAGGATATGCTGGCGACTGCTCGACGACAGAAACTCGGCCTGGTCATTGCGACCCAATACATCGAACGGCTGAACCGCGGCGTACAGGATGCCGTGATGGCGAACGCCAGAACGAAGATCATCTTCAACAGTTCGTCCAACTCGTCGGGCATTCACGCAACTGACTTCGCCAGCACGCACGTCCGTCGTGAGAGCTTCATGAACCTCAAAGCGCACGAAGCACTCGCCCGCATCAACACGCATTCTGGTGTGTCCGAACCAATCACGCTGAAGACCTATGGCGAACCGCATGGCTTCAACCAAGGCCGGCAGATGCTCGCCTTGTCATCGCACAAGTACGGACGCACAAAGCAGCGCATCGACCAGGACGACAGCTGGCGGCGCAAGGTACCGGCAACAGCCAGTGAAGACGTCGAGTCAATGAACGACGAATCAACCTACGACGACATAGGAGAGTGACATGGGACTGTTCGGCGGCGGTGACGAATCCAAGTGGAGCGTGGCGTGCGAGGAACTGACGACCGACATTGAGATCGCATTGCAGAACCTGTCCGGTGCGATCAAAGAAATCAAGGACATCAAAAGCGATGCTGGAAAGTTAGACAAGTACAAGGGTGAAGACAAATCGGTTCTTGAAACTCTGGCCCACCGACTCCGCGACGCGACTGGATTAGAGATCGATGAGTTGGTCGGAAATTCACAGAATGCAGCGACCGCGGCAACCAACCTCAGTCGTATAGTGAGAGGCTTTTGAGAGTAGTAATGGTGAGTACTAACCATTACTCCCCCACTTCGCCTTGTGTTGCCCTTTTTTTTCGATTAACACCTTAGCACGACTCCCCTACTCCGCACTTCGAGAGGGGTATAACAGGGGTACGTGTTGTAATTTGCACAAAGGAGCGGTGGGGTAGCGGGGCAGGGAACAAAAATGGAACAAACAGGGAAATAGAATGAACTACTTTGACCATATCAAAGACGATGGCGTCCCGATATTCGGCAACAGCCTGGCGGACAGCTTCATTGACGACTGGGACTTTCGAGACGATCCGAAGTACGTCTATTGCCGCGTCCAAATCGACGGCAAGACCCGTGTCAACAAGTACCGGACGGACAAGATTGATTGCCGTGTCTGCGCCCAGGACGAGCGTGGCGACGACCTGCTCGACTACTTCAACGTGGGGCGTGAACGGCATGGCGTTAGACGTGTCGAGATCGACGATGAACTTATGAACCTGGCGCGTGCGAAGTCAGAAGACATGGCTATCCACAACTACATGGATCATCAAGACCTTCACGGCAACTGGCCCAAGTGTGCCGAAATATTGACCCGCAGACTCAGCGCATACGATGCCTTTGATAGCTGGCGAGTATCAAGCGGCCATCATGATGTCATGATGAAACCGCACTTCACTCGCTGCGGCTTCGCACGGGTCGGGGATCGTTGGACCGCACAATTTAGGTAGAGGACGATGAAGCTGATTCATGCGCCGCGTCATAGGCTTCGAGAATCGGCGAGGCAATCCGTCCACGCGGAGACACGTCATGGCCGTTCTTTACTGCCCAGTCGCGGATAGCTTGTAGTTCTTCCTTGCTTCGTCCGCTGCCTGTGTTTGGTCGTGACGAACCAGAACCTTTTGGCCGGCCACGCTTACCCTGGACCTTGGGCGCCGCCGCGATCCACTTTTCCATGTCCTTGCGAAACTTGTCTGCATTAGTCGGGCGCAGGTCGATGCGGTAGGACGTACCGTCAAAGCTGAAGTCGATCGTCTCAGCCAGGCCGTCGTCTATGGTATTGCCATCAAAGTCGTCGATGACCGTCACGATGGTCTGCGTCTGCTTCGCCATGATTGCTCCTAACGCATGAGGCGCGGTGTGCGCTTGTTAGTCATCATAGACCATAACTAAAGCGTCCCGCTATGAACGGGACGCTCCACGCGTGTTGCATGATGTCGCAGGGCTATTGCTGCGGAGGGTTGCTCAAGTTGACCAGCTTCGACGTGAATTGGTTATACGCGATCGCTGCGAGCACTGCGATGGTGATTGCCGTGCCGATAGTTCCGGCAATATCTTGCAGGTTGAACGTCGGGTTCACAACGATGAATGAGGCAACTGCCGACAACACGGCGTTGACCCATGCCGGGTACTTCGTAGTGAAGCCGACTGGTACGGCCTTTGATAGCTCAGTCAGTACCAAGACGACTGTTGATGATGCGGCAATCTGTTGACTGAAAATTGCTATTTGATCCATTATGCTGTCTTCTTTCCTTCGAGCGTATCCACTCGCTTATTGGTTGTATCGACTGCCGAAAACGCATTATTGATGAGCGTCTGGTCCTGGCTTACCTCTTTGACTACTGCATCGACGTTCTTATTCGTCTCGTTCAGATGGACCCATAGTTGGTCCTTGTCTTTGTTGGAAGCATCCAGCGCTTCCCAGAGCTTTTGTATTTCTTCCATAGGGATGTCCCCTCCTTTGGGCCGAAGCGCCCCCTTATATCCTGGGCTAAAGAAGTCGTTGATACTGACTTGCAGTGTCCCGCCGAAATTCTGATTTAATATGCGGCCTTGGTAGCTGATAGCAATATGGCCCTGTGGACCTGTCCAGTTGCCACGGTCATCGCCCCAGATTAGTATGTCGCCGTCTCGCCTGTCCGCTACCTTGTCGAAGTGGGCGAGGACTGCCGGATTAGTCCAGTAATCCACTGCGTTGCCCCAGGAACTAGTTTTGATGCCAAGCACCTGTTCCATGTATTGACGTACCAAGCTGACACATTGGCCGACATACCAGTCATCACCTGGATAGTCCAAGCGCGGCTTTCCAACACTTCCCTGTTTGATTGCCCAGTTCTTGAATTGTTCGAGTGTCATGATTTATCTCCCAAACAACGCGCCTAGCGCATTGCCGATAAAGTGTGCTATGCCATCTAATACCGGACCGACCAGAGGTATCTTCTGGAGGGAATGCGAGCTTCCCTGTTCCGTGTTAGTTGATGATGTTGGGGCTGGCGAAGCTACGGGGGACGGTGAAGGTGTCAGGCGTAGTACCGGCTTTGGCGAAGCTACAGGCTGATTAGTATCGGTCCGCTTTATCTCGCAGTTTTCTAAATCAGTAATAACTAGCTTCGACCTATCAGCATTTTGGAACAATAGAACGATGCAGTCAATATGCTGCTGAAGCTCATTGATCTGCCGCGTCCGATCTTCCGCCGCGTTCTTGAGACGGTTCAAGGTGACGTTCTGGGAGTCAATGACTTGCTGTGTGGTTAAGAGCTGCTGATACCCAAGGAATAGCAACACGGCCACACCGACCCCCAGGATAGCGAAGAAGGCCGCCTGGACAGTGCGGAAGCGCCGATCCTTTATCTCAATGTCTCGGATGAGTTCTTGCGTTTTCTTATGATCGTCGTCTAGCTGACTTTCGTTCATCGCGGTCCTTTATGTATTCAACCAAGTTTTTAATTTGTTCTGTGAGGGCTGAGAGTTGCGGTGATCCCTGTGATAGTTCGACAAGCTCTTTATTGCGATCTCTGTAGTGATTGGCGTCGCGTGTAGCAGCATCGCGCTCTGTGGTGAGCTTTGTGATTTGCTTGTCCTTGTCAGCAATTTCTGTATCGCGGACGCTAATAAGCTGGGCTTGGGCTTTGATGATCGCATCGGAACGACCCTTAGCGAAGTACCCGACAGCACCACCAACGAAGCCGATGAACCCGAAAATACCAAGTGCTGTTGATATGACATCCACTAATCACCCCTTGCCAAGTACGGCCTTACATACCTGTTCATCAAAGCGGTACCACTGAGATATTTCGCTGGCTCCATGAACCGGTCCCGGCGCTTACCTGGTATTTCATCTTGAAGGTGGTTGAACCTGCCGATAGTCCTGTCACTACGACCGTTGCACTGTGAGTGTAGTTATTGCCATTTTGGCTTGCCGGCTGTTGCATAAGAATGTTAGGCGTACCACTTGATGGATTTCCAGCAGAAACCGTACTCGCCCCACTAATGGCCCAAGATACATATGAAATAGCATTATTCGCGTTAACGTTCCCGTAGCAGTGGACAGATACTAAAGCCATACCACTACTACCAATAGTTACAGTGACAGAGTCAGTGGTAGTTGCCAGATTTGCATACGAAGTAGATGAAGTACTTTCACTTGTTGCGACATATGCTCTAGCGCTTCCTGACAAATTAAGCTTCGCGTTCGTAATAACATGATCGTCAAGACCCGTCCCAGCGGCCAGTGCATCATCATTCGCACCAAGCTGTGACCACTTCGCAGCGGTCGGCTGCTCACCGTAGACGACGCTCCAGCCAGGATTCGGCAAGCTCATTTCTTGACCCTTTCGATAATGAACCCATCTACTTCTTTCGCACCATCTATTTCTGCATAAGCCGGTGGATTATCCTTTAGACGTTGGTATATCGACGTCAGACCATCCCGCGTGGGTGGTTGTCCATCGAACTTAAGATGGCCGGCCTCATGGGCACTTATCCGGCTGTCATTACCGCACCAGCATTCGAAGCCGATCTCGCCATCAAGACGCTTGCGGCTGGCGCGGAGTCTCATCTCGCCATCAATGACAGCAGGCTCGATACGAGATCGCGGTTGCCTAGTCGCTGGATCAATGCCATCGTCATACACATAAGCAATAACTTCGCCAGCACACTCGCCATTACACCGCACTTGATGCGTGACTTTTCCGGCGATGATATTAGACAACGTCTTTCGTTGTTCTCTCGGCAGATGCCGCAACATATCTTGTAGTGCTGAATCGGCTATTTGATGCATGAAGTATTTTCCTATTACTGAATATACCATAAATAACCATTTGCAATTACGGCTTGGTTGTCAAAATCATTAGACCGACCGCTGAGACAAGCCCAATGATGATGATAACCGACCATATAGTCTGCGAGGCCGATGGAAGGTACTGTCGTCCTGTGGCTCTTGGAAGTTCGGTGCCATTTACTCTTTTAACAGCCCCAGTCGGGTCGAAAACAAAGAGATAGATTCCAACATCGCGAGCATAAGTAATCGCGGTCTTTGTGTAACCGGATGCTGCGAAGAAGAACAGATCTTTTGTCGCGTCACGTCCACGCGCACCAAACAGCCTCTGTAGGTCAGGTCTACCGGCCATACCATTGCGCCATTTCACCTGAGCGATCGCTGCTCTGGATCGTACGTCTATACCGCCGTCTGATCCGCCCGTTGTTGCCTTCGCATCGAGATAGCCCCATGACCGCATAACCTTTTCTGCATTGAGTTCTGCTTCATTGGCAGTGGTGATGTAGTTCATGACTGGAAGAAGTGAAAAAAGTTATTACTATTCGAAGTGCCTGCACCAACAGGATTGATTGCCTGGCTAATGCCAACGAAGTTACGCGTTGCTGACTGGCTTCGATTCCACTCGACCGTGTAACCGCCAGCCGTCGCGGCGGCATAGTCAGCGAAGGCACACGCCCCAGTCCCGGTCGACGTTGCCTGCTCGATGTTTCCCGGTGCTGTGATTGATAGCTGGCCCGAGGTCGAACTACCGGCAACCGAACATACATTGATGATCGATTCGTTCGATCCTGTTGTTGTGACGGCAAGTTGGGCTGAGTTAGAACTGCTGAAGCCAGCTTTGGTCAGCGTTGCCTGGGCAGTCGCATCGAGTGGTGTCGATTGATCGACGCCGGTATAGGACGCCGCAATGACTGTGACGGTGGTGCTTCCTGATGATGTCCAGGAGATCGTGTTCGATCCGGTTGCCGGGGCGACAAGATAGAACAGTTGGACTTGAGCATTGCCGCTCTTCTGTTTACTGGCGATCTCTGTCATTGCGACACCGCCATAGCTCACACTGCTTGCAGAAGAGCTTGTCGACACCGCCCAATGGAATGAAACGAACAAGATGCGGTCTGACCCACTGGTGGTAAAAGACCAATCGCCAGTGCTGGCGTTTGTCGCTGAGTTATCGAGTACGACAGACATCTAGTACCCCGTGGTGTCAACCGCTAGGCAGATCCACTTTGCTGTCGTGGAGTCATAGACAAGCCCTACATAATGGGTCTTGCCCGCGCTCGTCGTGGCCAGCAGTGTCGCTGTCCCTGAGCTGGAAAATCCAGATCCCCAGGTGATCGCGCGACCAGTCCCGTCATCCTTGAATCGCAGAAGTAGCCGCTGCCCGTTGAACGGCGAACCGCTCAGATTCGTTGTCATGCTGGTGATGTCCGTCGCGAGAGCGGTGACATCGAACTCGTCGTAGTTGTCGGTGTTTATGGTCGGCGTAGCACTCGACGTCGTTGAACCGACCCGTGGGATCTGATTTGAAGATGAAAGTCGTTTGACCATCGCGGCTTAACCCACGATGACCACCTTGTAGGCATTGGACGCAGGTGCTACTGCGAAGCCGAAGGTGACTTGAGTACTTGAATATGTGATCTCACACTCGACCTGGGCACCAGTCGACGCATCACGGATGACAGCAACCTTGTCGATCGTTCCCAAACCATCGGTGACAGCAATTGATGTCGATGATCCGTCACCAATCGTTGCCGTGTACTTGGCTGAGCTGAACCCACCAGATCCATTGCCCTTGAGAAGGTTTGAGCCGCTTGTGGCCGGTGCATAATCGGTGCCACTGACAGCTGCGGTAAATGCGCTCGTTCCATTGCCTTTGACCAGCCCAGTGAGAGTTGAGGCACCAGTACCGCCGTGCGGTACGGTCAACACGCCGCTGTTCTCTATCGAGATCGTGTTGCCAGATTTCGCAAGACCAGAACCGGCAGTCACTTCGCCAAGGCCGGTGAACTGAACGAACGTCAATGCCGTCGTTCCGACCGTCACGCTGCCGTTGTTTGTCAAAACCCAACCGGTATCAGCATTGGTTGTGCCCTCTTCGACGAAGACGGCCATGCCAGGAGTGACTTCGCTATCAGCATCAGCATCAGTAGCACGTGTTGGCGAACCAGAAGCCGCGACGACATAGATGCCGTTCTGAGAACCTGTTGACTGATCTTTGATCAAGATGCGGTCGCCAGTCGCTAGCGTTACACCATCAACGGTCTGTCCGTTCGCAAATGCGCTCGACAGGGTTCCATTAGCAGTCGTTGCGACGCGAACGCTTGCCTTCCAATCGATTCCGGCTGCGGCACTGTCGACGTAGGCCTTTGTGGCGGCGTCCTGGGCGCTTGTTGGGTCAGTCAAGTTGGTGATCTTGTGACTGTTTGCCGAATAGTCTGCTGTCTGAGCACCAAGCGTGTTGATAGTCAGATAATCAAGCGCAGCTGATTCGAGCTGGCCAGCACTGGACGTATACAGGAAGTTTTGTGGCGTGGTAGATCCGCTGTCATCACGCGAGTTCGGATAGGTATCAAATGTGGCGTGTTGTGAGCCGAACGTGTATGTACCGGTGCCGTTTGAGTCAGTCTCAGTCAAGCTGATACTGCTGGGTGTGCCTTGGATCAAACTGTAGGCTGAGCCATCACTATTAGCAGTAAGCAGACCCGCCGTCTTGTCTGAGTTGGTCGTATCAATGACTAAAGCAGCGATGTTTTCGCTACCAAAGTTGGCATAGTGACCGATACCGACCAGCGTCGAGGCACTGTCTGGTACTTGCAATCCGGTCGTCTCGACATCAGTGCCGTCGTAGCTCAGTCCAGCAAGACCTCCGAGAGAACCACTGTCGTTATATTGGACCTGGCCACTACTACCACCAGGCGTACCGCTTCCGCCGCCAGCCAGATCAACCCAACTGCTGTCGTCTCGGACGTAGATCGTGTGATCAGTCGTGTCGTAATAAATCTGACCCTCTACCGGGCTAGACGGTGCCGATGAGAGATTATGAACAACGACGTTCTGGATTTCATTTTTTGCGAAGTCGTAAGCGACGAGGATCTTTTTTGCCATATTTAGTTATCAATTCCTTCTAATTACAAAATAACACACCACTGAATGCAGCCGAAAAATTTACCGTTAATTGGTTGTTAGTCAGGTGCTCAACTGCACCCTCTACTTCATCACCGGCGCTATCGATGACTGATACTGCTGGCTTTTTGCCCAGATTATGCGTCACAGTGACAGAACTAGCGGTAGTGAATGACTGCTCATAGTGTGCATCAGTGCCAGTATCGCCTTTTGGCCCCTGTGGGCCAGCAACAATTGCCGTCGCCTTTGTGGTGACCTGATTCGCTTTCGTAGTTACTTTTACAACTGATGGCTGGACCAGCTTAACGATAGTCCTGTTATCAACGACATTGACCTTGACAGTCGATGTATTCATGAAATAGCGCCGAACCTATCTGTGACATCATCGATGATGTTAATCTCGACATACGGCACATAGACGACGGTCTTCCCGTCTGGATCAAATATCTTGAGATCGTAGTAGTAAGACTTTTCATCGACTTCGCTCATCTCTGCGGCGGTAAAGCTAATATTGAGAAGCTTGTCGTTATCGGCATCGAGGTCGTCGCTCGTAATGAGAAAATCCCTGATTAGCGAAGCTGTAGAGTCCGCGGCCTTTCTATCTGATTTCAGCGTAAACCGTGCAGTATCGCCAACCAGGTCGATCGAATCGCCGAGTGCATCAGACAGATCAAACGGAAAAGTGGTATCTATACCTCTGTAGGCTTTATTTCCGCAACTGTCGTCGATATTGATAGACATAGATTGTTTCCTACTTTGAATATAGCAAAGTAGGCGCCTACTGCATATATCGTTACTGAATATTCTTGGCTTTAAACTTCTTGGTCTTTTTATCGAAGAAAAGTGCCTTTGTAGCCGGTGCACTGGTATCAAGTAGTTTCTTGAACTCCGTGGCCGACAGATCTACGGTAGACGATCCTTCTGTTTGGCCTGGCTGGATCACCTCAATAGATAGCTTTGGGTGATCCTTGATCAAAGAGACGCTTCCATCAGCTCCAATAACGGCCCTATGGCGAAATCCGCGATTGTCATTATTTTGGAATTGGGCATTTTGATACTTCATAGTTTTACTCCGTCGGGACCGATGAGAAGGTATAGGCTTTGAAATACAGGTAATAGGTGTGAGATGACGAATCGAAGTTTTCTACAGTAATGAAGTGCCGGCGAAAGTTACTGACATCGCTCGATTGTGCCCAGCTTATCCAATGACTTACCCTGGCTTTTGCCTGTCCAGATGTGAGACCTGTTCCAACAGGCACCTCAGTGAGAAATGTACCGTCATCACCAGTATCTGTGTTATCGACCACGATACTAAAAAGTTCGTTCCACAGGGCGAGCCGATCATTATCAGGAATAACGTTAATGATGAAGGTGCCAATCTGGCCCGCAGGAACGGTCACATTGCCGGTTGCCGATCCAGGACCATACGGTACCGAACTAATGCCCAAGATAGGGCGTTGAACGTTGTCTTTCTGATATAAGTTTCCTGATGTGGTCATGCCTTATCTCGATAATAGCATTACGGAGCTATTACATCTGTTCCTCCAACATATGATTCACCTGCTGTGAAGTAATCAGTCCTCAACAACGGTCGTACAGTAAGAACCTGTGTGAAAAGCGGCTTATTCAGGGAGTTAGAAATCCCAAGAATCGTGCACAGCTCAGGGATTATGCCGACGTTGACCTTTGTGCCAAAATCAAGCCCACCCGAACTTGGTAATGTCGGATTTAGGGCTTCGAGATCCGATAAGTCAATACTGTAGGCCGTCGCAATATCCGGCAGTGTATCGCCTGTGACTGAGATATACGTGTGCTCGCGTATCGCGAAATAGGCAGCATCGCCGATCTGAAGAGTTGGCACGGCCATGACGGTAACAGTCTGTAGCTGGCCAAACGAGGCATTGTCCGCCAAGATGATCTTGGCTTTCGATATAGCGGTCTCTTCGTCGATGAAGAAATCGTTATCATCGATGGTGAGAATGTGTGGGTCGTAGCTATCAACCGAGTCATCGTCCTGCTGCCTGATCTTGACCGTCCTCACTACTATGGCCGGCGTCGCAAACAGATTGATGCTTGTGATGTAGATGGGCTCGCTGGTGGTGTTCTCGAAGCTCATCAGATACGACGTACTGAAGGTTGTCGCAGTCAGCGTCAGACCACTCGTTACGTCGTCGCCGGTGCTATCGGCTTTCGTGTTCGCAATATAATACGACGTTGATGAAAGCGCATATGGAACCGGATCATCGACACTCGTTACCGGGTCTTCGAAGTTGGCGAAAGGCAGCTCGACAGTCTCGCCAGCCGGTATCTGATAGACAGTACTCGACTGCCAATATGGTTGTATCGCCTGAACTTCACGTACATTAGAGACGATGTCGACGGTATTGATGATGTCATCTTCACCAAGCGTCGTATATTCAATCACGTTGTGCTTGTCGAAGACCCACACGCCGAAATCAGTGAAGTGTTGACGGTTGTGGAACTGGATGCGCCCGGTCTCGGTCATGAAAATCCGCCCCATCTCCGCCTCCATCAGCTTTCTTGCTATGTCACCGAACTTCGTCTGAGCAGGGAAATACAGGAACGGAATGAAATTAAAACCAAGATCGAGATCATATTGTGTGGGACTCAAGCCAACGGCTTGAAATAATATGTCAAGTGCCTCATCAGTTCGCACGTTGGTCAAAATGACATCACCAGTCAGCACACGGTCATAGAGCGTGCTCATGAAGTCGATGATGTGATAGGTGATCGTTCTGTTCGTTCCATCGACAGTCGGTGCCTTCTCTGTCACCCCAACGAACTGAGGGACCTGCTCCTGGCCGCTCGTCATGGTGTTGCCGAAGCCCATTGTCAGGCGCACAGGCCGCCACGGGAGGAAGTAGTTGTCGCCAGACAGATACCCATCGGCGTTGTCGAGTACAAGGTCACCCATGGCCGACTGCACGGAGTACAACGGGTCCATCGATTGTGACCACTCCATTGAGACAACACGGTCCGAGTACTCGTAGTAGCGGTACTTATCCCATTGTTGAATAACATCATCGGTCCCCTTGATAACATCTGGACCCCCAACCTCTGAGACGCCGACTGTAAAGAACTCAGCACTATCGTCAAGCTCACGCGCATACGAAATGAATAGTCCCCAGCTGATCGGTCGTATGAGCGCATCGGTGCGCTCAAGAAATCTGTCACTAGCTGATAGCATTCACTTCCTCCAGGGTCAGTGAGACGTTCTCGGCCTTATCGCCATTCCATGTCACGTTCCGGCTGGAGATCTTTACCTTGACCACTGTATTGATGCTCAGCGCGTCACAGACGAACGTCGTGTATGCCTCGTTCTCATACTGATCTTTGAAGACGTCATAGATGTTGTCATAGTCGGTCCGAGATAGCTGCGGGAACGAAATACCCCAGGACCGAATCAGATTCACGTAATCGGTATGCAACGAGCCATCAAGGGTTCGAACCTCTCCCTCGTTTGGATCAGTGGTCTCTTGCAACTCAGTCTGATCAGGAAGTGTCAGACCTCCGAGGATGATTATCAGTTTCGTCACGCTGCTGTACTCCTACCGGCAATCGAGCCGTTACCTAATTGTGGAAGACGACGAGCACGCAACTCTTCGTTAATCGCTTCAACGCCATCCTTCATGATGTCGCGCCACTCAGAACGAGACCGCGCCACGATGCCAGACGGATTGAAATTCACGACTATTGGCTGCTGAGAGCTCGCAGAAGCGCTTTGAGAGCCCGAAACGCTATTCGTACCAACTGTTGTCGTCAAGTCTGTGCTGAGGCCGCCTATGGCCTTCTCAACGTCGGCAGCACCGCCCTTGATACCGTCGACTAGACCAGCAGTAATATTTGAACCAATCTCAGCGAAAACGGTTGATGGCGAATGGATGCCGAGCTTTTTCTTGATCTCATTGACTGCACTACCCGCCATGTTTCGAACTGCGTTGAGCAGACTGCCTATACCGCTGACAATGCCATTGATCAATCCCTGGACTAGCTGTCGTCCAATATCAAAGAACCTACCGATAAAGTTCCGAACAGTGATAATCGAGTCGATGATCGCATTCCCAATGCGTCCCGCAATTGGTGATACCAAGCCGCTGACGAAGTTGACAACGCCGCCAAAGACCGATCGAAACGCTCCGAAGATCGGATCTATTGACGCCCTGATGTCACCGACGATGATGTTGAAGACCGCACGGATAAGTTGCGGCAGTGTCGCTATGACGTCCGCTACACCTTTGACCGCGAAGTCAAAGGCCACACGCATTGATAGTCCGACGTTCGGACCGATGCCACCAAAGAATGCGATCACACTGTCGATGACGCCTTTGCTCAATAGAACGATGTTTCTCAAGATTCCACCGGCGCCGTCTACAGCACCTTTAAACAGTCCGGCGAACGCGTTGCGAATAGGTGCGAACGAATCACGTAGCACCTTGATCACACCAAGAAACGCATCACCAAACGGTAGCTTTGTCAGTACTTTTGATAGCGGTCCAAGCAGTTTCGCCGGCGCAAGTGCAATCGAGAGGATACCAAGCAGCACAGGACCGATGTTGTCGCCCAACGGCTTCAAAATGTCATTAACGATGTCGAGCTTGCCAAGACCGGCAATTAACCCAATAGCGATGCCGGGAATAATCTTCGTGACGATGAACTCGCCAACTTCGACGTAGTTGACTGATCCGAAGAAGTTCTTGATGGCGTCAAGCCCGATGGTCAGCCCTTTGATACCCGTCTTAATCCCTCCAGCGATACCTGAGCCGATCACCTTGCCAACAGACTCAAAGTTGCCCTTACCAACATCGTTGATGAACTGAGTTCCGCCAGCAGCGATCCTGTTAAAGGTGTCTTCTACTGTCGAGACCAGGCCGGGCAGCGCATTGCTAGTTCCTTTTACGATGTCAGTCAGCGCAGGGAGCACCTTCAAGCCAATATCGGTTGCGATAGTTTCAAGCGTCGACTGAAGCCCGTCGAGTGCACCAAGAAAGCCTGAGTTTTGAGCTTTGGCAAGATCAGCGGCTGCTCCCTGCCTGTTAACCGCGGCAGCCATCTTGTCGAACCCGGCAGCACCTTGATCGGCAAGGATCGCCGCAACACGCGAGCTGTCTGATCCGAAAATTGTTGCGAGAGCTGCATTTCGTTGTTCAACGGTAAGCGTTGAAAGCGCTTTCTGAAGCTGTCCTGACGCACTGGAAAGACCAACGAACTCACCCTTCGAATTGAAGAACGTGAGTCCAAGCCGTTTCATCTCGGCTGCGGCGTCCGACGCCGGAGCCGCTAGGCGCTGGAGCATTGTCTTGAGTGACGTACCAGCGTCAGAGCCATTGATGCCTGCGTTTGAGAACAAGGCCAATGCCGTCACCGTGTCGTTGACACTGATACCAAACTGCTTCGCGCCCGCACCGCCCTGAGCAAGTGCATATGCCATGTCCTGAACGCTGGCAGTTGAAGCATTCGCACCAGCAGCCAGCAGATCGGCCACTGTTCCCGCCTTATCGCCCGACAGTCCGAAGGTGTTCAAAGCGCGTGCTGCGATGGTCGCTGCATCCGCAACGTCAAGTTGGCCGGCCTTGGCTAGTGAAAGAACACCTTTACTGGCACCGAGGATGTCATTGACACCGAGACCGGCCTTCGCAAGCTCAGTCATTGCCCCCGCAGCATCGGCTGCTGATACACCTGGAAGTGTTAAATCGTTACCAAGATCGCGGGCCTTACCTTGCAGAAGCGCCATTTGACTGCCAGTTGCATCCGTAACGCTCTTCAAGACGTTCAGGCTCTGTTCGAACGTCGCAGCGCCGCCGACAACCGCCGTGAGAGATGTCCTCACTAGATCGAAGGTCACGGCCAGGCCGCCAAAGGCTAGACCGTACTTGATCATCGATTTAAATGAACTAGCAAATGAGCCAGAAGCTTTATTGGCTGTTGTGCCGATACTATTGACTTCACCCTTGGCCCTGGCGACTCCAGCCGTTAGCTTGGAGTCGTCAACGTCAAGAATCCATATAACTCGACCGCCTTCAGTCTCAGCCATTGTTGTGGGCCTCCTTTTCGAAGCGGCTCAACAGCTGTTTGTAGCCGTCCCCATTCTTTGTATGAGGGGCTGCGGCGATCTGAGCTAGTGTGTGATATTCCTCTGCTTTCATGCGTCGTGCGGTTTTTAGGAGTAATAGAACAGTTTTAAATGGCAGCTTGCGAGCTTGAGCCAACGTATATTGTGGATAGTGATAACAGACTTCACCAAGTATTTTTTCGGCAGGTGATAGTTGTGTGACTTGCGACTCTCTCCGTAGCGACTTGACCTGGATGATCTTCTTGGCCATCCATTGGTCCTACAATGCCTTCTGTGTCGCCTGGTAATACATCTGGCTGAGCCGACCGTAGATAACTTGGTTCTTTCCCTTCACCAAGTCCTCGAAGTTAGGAGCATTCTCAGACACTGGTGAGATGAGTGATATGAGGACCTTTACAGCTTCAATATCACTCATCGTATCCAATGCGAGCGTTTCCTCTGTTGTAGCATAACGCATACGGTACGTATGTCCTGCTGCGTTAAACTCGAATGACTCTGGCGCTTCGAGATCTAGTTCGTAGGTATTGCTCATATAGGGTTTACTCCGATTAGCTAATAACCTTAGTATAACCTATTATGAAATTGCTCCAAGAGCGCCTTCATTAAAGAACTGAACTGTGGCGATGTCTGCATCGGTGCTACCAGTGAAGGTGATCACGACACGTCGCACGGTGTCATCAGGAATGTCGATCGCTTCGATCTCGGTCGTACAATCGAGCAGACGGATAACATGGCCATTGGCCGATGTAATGATCAAGCTTTTAGCTTCTGATGTTGCACCAGGAACGATGTCGATAATCCCGTCAGCATCAGACACAGTTTCACCGCTGGATGCCGTGCCACCGTTCGCAACGTAATATTGCGGCAAAACTTCTTTCAACGCGTTTACGTCGCTCTCGAGGAACGTGATTGATGCAGATGCTTTGTGACTACCCTTAATCGTGTAGGTGCGGCCCTGTACGGTCTTTACATCGTTAGAATCGACACTGTAATCCGGCTTGACCTGTTCGATGCCAGCTAGCACGACGTCATCCCACTCTACGGTGTATGGACCTTTGACTATTTCAGCCATATATGTACTCCTTGTATGTTGTTATGGTTAGTTGCAGAAGCCCTACTGTCCGTTCTTCGTTATCGATGTCCTGATCGACAACCGGGGCGAGTGCTTCTACTCTGATGACCTCGAACCCGGTGAGGGGAACGGTCGCATTATGGACAGAATCATGAAGGGCTTGCAGCTTGTTATAAACAGCCTCAGCATCGATGTCCCGATACCAGACATCAACGTTGTATGTTTCAAAGCCCCTTGTTTGGGTTCCGCCGCTCGCAAGCAGCCACCAGATATTTTGTGGAATCTCCTCACCAGCTTCGTTCAAGTCGTTACTAGTGGGAGCACGAGAGATAAACAGATCCTGTCCGAGTGTCGCGACATCTTGATCCGTCAGATAGTTAGCAAGGGCCGTGACGATGTTCATCGCCGTATCCCCGCTTTACGGAAGTACTTTGGCGCGTCGTCGAGCACCTTGTTCACTGCGTCTTCTGCGAAGTGTGGACCGGTACCCGGCGTCGTGTAGTTGGCGAACTGCTTCGTCTCTTGCCAGCCCGCGTAGTTGGTACCCCAGGTGATGCGGGCCGTCAGACCGAGAACTTGCTTCAACTTCCGATTCCGTAAATCACCCGTCTTCTTCGGTGTGTGCGGTGTGCTCTCGGTATCAATCGCATCGAGCATGAAGCGCAGGGCCGTCGACGCTTTGCGCCGCGTATTGCTCAGGAATATCGGTGTGTTATCAACTGATCGCACCGACATTGAAGTTCTCAACCTTCTCAAGACCACACTCGACGTGCTGAATCGTGTTACCCAACAACGTGTCCCGGTAGGGCTGTACGCTGCTGATCCTGAAGTACTGTTGCGAGTCCTCGTAACCGAAGACGTTGATCTCAGCGATCATGCCTTCCAGCCGTTGGCCGTTGGCCGCGACGAATGAGTTGTCACCTGGCAGGAACAATCGGCCGGCAGAACTACTGGAGTCCTGATGACCGGCGTGATTCCTACCGGTATTCTGCTCATATATCGCTGGTATCTCGACAGCAGTCTGAGGCACCAGTTTTCCGTAGCCATTGCGACGAACCGCATAGATGCTCACCGTGTCGTTGAAGTTCAACGCCAGTGTCATGCTGTCCTCACACTGTTGTATGCCCGACCATTCGGTCCCGCGAATGCTGCGATGACGTCGCTGTAGATCACGAATGGATCGCCCTTGTCGAACTTCGTATAGCTATGGCTACCAAGAGATTCCGACTTCACGTTGCTTTTATCATCGAGACCGTTTGCAATGCTGTCGGCCCATATTTGAGCCAGCTCTAGTGGCAGGTCATCGAAGGCCCATTTGGCATCGACGGCCACCTGGACGAACCCGTCCTGACAGATGCAACCGGTCAAGCGGCAGACATGGCGGCTCAACTCCAGATAGCGCGTGTAGGGCGCCGCAGCGTCATTGATCCACTGCACACGATAGTCATCACTATCAAGCGTCTTGTGGGTTACGCCGTCTCGTACGAGCTTTACCGCGTTAACTTTTGTTGCGGGATCGATTGGCAGATAACGGTTCAACGGCTCCCAACGGAACAGTCGATACTTGTCGACAACTGCGTCCGGGTCATCAAGGTCAGATGTATCGACATCCGAACAGGAACAGTCACCTCTCGTTTTTCCAATTTCAATGTACTGATTTTCCCAGTCATCTGGGCAAAGTGGCCAGCCAAGTACACGCTCCAGACGGCTCTTCGCTACTCGTGCGAGTGCATTGAAACGATCGCTATCGCTTACCGTCTTCCCTGTGAGTTTCGTATACGTTGACTGGTCCACTTCATTTGTTCTCCGTTAATTGGCTAGTACTAGCTGATACCTGGCGCAGAAACACCTGCAACGCTGTCTTCGAAGTACAGGCCAGATGCTCGGTATCCGTAACCACGGAAGACGAGCTCGTCGCGCTGGAAGGCGCTCTTGGTCGTGTTGCTTTCTTCGTATGAAGCAACGTCAGATACTTGGAAGTTCAAGCCGCCAGATACCTTGCCGACAAAGTCGGTAGGATCTGCCAACAGAACACCGTGGCTGACCGTGACACTTGTGTCTTCGAAGCTCCAGCTCTTGGTATCAGCCGTGTTGAGGCTTGGCATCAAGTCGCTTGGAACAACGACATATGGCCGGCTCAGGAAGCGTGGGATACCATCTGGACCCTCAGTGAAGAGGCTCGCCAGAGGACCACTGACACCGGCACGAAGTGCCATTGCGGTCAAGTGGAGTCGGCTTGCTTCGGTCATCAGGAAGGTGCCGTTTGGTGTGTGTTCGGCGATTTCAGACCAAGCAGTGATCAGGGTGATCAAAGCTTCGACATCACCACCAGCAGCTGACGAGTAGTCGTAGTTGACTGAGTTGCCATTCGCTTGAACAGCTTTCTCAAGCCGACCGATGACAGATTGTGCCAAACGACGGTCGTAAGCGCGGCGATACAAACGCGTCAGGTGAGACACCAAGTCAACTGCTGCAAAACGAAGCGCAGAGCTTTTGACTGGTGTGACAGCGGCGAACTCGTATAGACGAGTGGTATCTGTCGAGAACGTTGGTTTCTTGACTGGTTTGAGATCAGCGTCGTCACCGTTGTCGTCCATGTCGACGTCTTCCATCTCGATTTCACCGGTTCCCTTCAACCATGCGGTCTCAAGGCTCAGCGTCTCTTGGAAGTTGAAGGCGTTCAGGATTGGCGTGTAGTTACTTGCCTGTTCCTTGATCTCTTTGACCATCTCAGTTGGGATGACAAAGTTGCCAACATCAGGCAGATCGAGCGAGTTCGCAACGATGCCTTCTTTTTGGAGGCTTTCGAGGTTGATGCGGTTGATCTCGTTCAAGGTCTGACCAGCATCACGATCATGGCTCTTGATAGCAGCGTTCAGTGAACGAAGCTGCAAGGCAGTACGATCACGCCAGTCCATGTCGGCCAGTTTTTGACCTGCACCGGGTGCAGAACTTGTGACTTTACCGCTGCGGGTGAACTTTGGCTCTTCGACGTTCGTATTGAACATATCGTTCATTTTCTTTTCGACGGCTTCAAGTTCTTTGGCGTGTTTCTCTTCTGCTTCTTTCATCGCGTTAGCGATTAGTTCAGAGACATCTTCTTGTGGCTTCTGAGCTGCGTTAACCTGCGCTTCTACAGCTACAGCTTGATCTTCTGCGACATCGATGCTGCTACCAACAACGATTTCGGTCTCTACGTCTTCACCAGCAGCGTTCTTATAGTGAACGGTTACTGGGAAGTCGCGGGTATTCTTGATAGTCTTGTAAGACATTTCTTGTGGTTCCTGCTTATGGTTTTCTTTCTTTTCGAGATCTTCCGCCTCCGGTTTTTTCGGTTCCGGTTTCTGATCCTCAACGTGCAACAGTGGTTTGACTGCTTGCTCTATCTCGGTGACATCAAGTCCGTCTTCACGGGATGCGGCAATCGAGTTCTGAACGACGAGGCTGGCTTCACGCGACATATGGGCGTTTTTGTTATTGCCCGCTACCACGACACTGAGGCCAACGAGGGCGTGTTCGTGATAGGTCTTGTCGTCTTCGCCTGGCCATGGGCCGATGGTTTCGACAGAGAAGTCGGTCAGATAACCGGCTCGCATCATGTCGTACGCAAGTCTGGCAGTTGGGTTTTGGTTCACGGCATAGTCGATCTGATCAATCAGAACGCGATTACCGCTCTTATATGCCCCTGCCGGGACTCGTGCCACCAGAGTGTCGAGAGTGTCCCAGTGATCAACGGTGACCTGGCCCTTGTACTGGCTGACATCAAGTGTTTCGATGTCGTACTTATAGCCGCTCCACATTACTGAGTCGTCGACTATGACCTGGCCGCCCTGAAAGCTGATGACTCCGTCACCTTCGTCCTTGAGCGCATTCTTTTCAACGTGCACGTTTATGCTATTCTTTCGTTTTGGCATAAACGATTCCTGTTTAGTTAAAACGGGATGCACTAGCGCTGTTCAAGGCGATCGAGTCGCACTCAGCTGGGCTTCACTGTCCTCAATATATCACGAGTCGTGCTATTGCTTAATACGTCAAACTCAAATTCATGACTGCAACGAGTACAGGTAACCTTGCCCGACGATCCAGCATTGACTCGAACGCAGAGCTTATTACACTTCTCTTTTCGGTTCGGGTTGGTCTTTGTCTTCTTGACGACTAGATTTGGGCAGCGTATTTCGACTAGGTTCATCTACTTTCACTCGTTTAAGTTTACGTTTCGGGATCGGACTAAATTTCTTCTTCAATGGTTGAACGTGAATCGGATCATCTATCATTTTCAGTCTCCATAGTTTAGCGCTCGGATTCCGATAGATCGGCCATTGAAACGTTCACCAAGCGCTGCGATGTACTGATCGCGCTTAGCATCATCCTTTTTTATGTAAGCCAAAGTGATATGTGCCCGATACGTAGGAAAGGTATCTATATGTGGCAACAATCTTAGTCGCGCATTTCCCTCTACGAGCTCGTTTGTGAGCTCTAACTCTGCAACTAAACAGTAATATGGTTCTTGTTGATCCTGACTCTCAAATGCCGTGATGTGGTCAATCGTCAAGCTATCAATCTGCCAATCATTAAGCACGGCGTCGACGTGCTTCTGCATTGCAGATCCCGGTTGTAATAGTCCATAGAGCAAGGTGACGTGTGGAACTACCTCTGATACAATTCCATCAACATGCGAATGCGCCTGTGAATCTTGGGCATAGTAAAGGTCTTCCGAATCAATTATGTCGCTTACCTTCAACTGTTCAGTATCCAGCATGATACAGCCCATATGGCCTGTATCGATCCCGAGATTTACATATACCTCCTTGAATTGATTTGCAGAAAGTTGCTGTGTCATAAAGCTTCTCTTTAGGCATCCTTGATTATCAGTTCATAATCACACTCACACCGTGGATGGGCGTTCCCGCTCTCTAGCTTCTCGTAATCGATGTGCATCACACGAACAACTGACGTTCCATCAGCATGGGTGAAGTTCGCTTGAACGTCATCGCCCAGGTCTCGGAACGGCTGATCAAACGGCACTGGCGCTTCCGCAGCAAGAGCCAGACAGAACGGGCATGGATTGTCCGAGTGTGTCGTCCACTGCTTGTATGCCTGCTTCAGCTTGCCGACTGACTCGAGGAACTGACGGTCGGCGTCATACTGAGCGCGATTGAATGATCGATAAGTCTCGCTCTTGGCGATGAGGTCGGCGCGTTGGGTCGAGATGTACGAAAACTCCTGGCGGATAGCGCTTATCAACTCATCGCGGCTGGCGCCCTCCAGAGCGGCCTTCCGTACAGCATCGAGCAGATCATCAAGGATGGTGTTGACGTGCGATCCTGCGGCCTTCTGTGCGGTCTCAGCGATGTAGTTTTTCAACGGTCCATCGATCACGAACGATGGTGTTGCCGTCAGGACGAGATCAGCGAACTCAACGACTCGCTGTTGCAAGACATCCGCCGCCACTGGTGGGATAGCTGACAGGTAGTACAGCGTGATTGAGGCAATCAGTGCTTGTATGGCATCGTGCTTGCTCTGCTCATCAACGATGTCTGACTGGCTCTTGTAGTCATTCTTAGTCACCTTGTCCACGACCGCCGCCACCAGTTGTGCTTGAACGCTTACGACGCTGGCCTTCAGTACTGCTTCATGGTCAGTGATAAAGCTCTCGCGATCGAGGGCGTTGCGTGTTCGAGTATTCGAGGGCGTTGCGTTGGGGTCATCAACTTTTGGAGTCGAAGCATCCGAGATAGGAGTGGCCGGCACAGTTGGTACGACCGGATCATTCTTCGGATCACCAAGCTCTTCGAGAGTCATCTCACCCGCGACATACCGTGCAGCTATATCGCGGTCATAGCCGCGGTTGACCAGCGTGGTATAGAGATCAAAGCCTTCAGACCGAACGTCGATGTCCTTTAGCTCGGCATCCCTGTCCTGTCCAAGTGGTGAGTCAACGTAGATGCGGTAGCGATCCTTCTTCCACTGCTTGTTGTAGTTGCGTTTGTAGTCCTGGTTGAGTGCGTTGATGATGATCTGAAGTGCTGGCATGGAGATGTCGGCAATGAACTGGTCATCTTGAACCTCAGCCGTGTCGCGAGTCACACCCGACTGCTCGATGCCAAGTTTGGTACGAGACACACCTGTAGCCGCAATCAGTGCGTTCAGACTGATCTCATTGACATCAGTCGGCATCGACTTCTTGAGATCAACCTGCATATCGATCCAGTCAAACGTCCCCTTGCCCTCGACGAATATTGGCTCATCATTACGATCACGACCAACTAGCCGTGATTTCAAGTTATCCAGTTGCTCGTCTTCGAGTACCAGATCACCGTTATTGACCATAATGGCACCTGGCACTTTTTCGTTCCGGCGCAAGGTATTTCGTATCTGTTGGCTCGCTTGCTTCAAGTTGAACTGAGCATCTTTGGCGGCATCGGATGGCGAGTATGGTTCTGTCTTCTTGATCGGGTTGAGCAATCGGATCTCGATGATCATGTGTGGCTGCCACACACGCAGCAGACCATCGTGCTGTTCAAGATAGTGATCGACACTCATGTCTTCTTGACGCACAACACGCGTAATCTCGTATGGGTTCAGCAGCTTAAAGTGCTGTGGTTCTCCGATAATGGTCTTGTCGCTGTTGATGTTTCGAATAACGGCAAGATAATAAATACCTTTCAAACCCAGGTAAGTTTGGATTTCACGCCAGAACTCATCATTGGCAAAATCAAGCGATTCATCGACTATGTTCAGATATGGGTGTACGACCGGCTCACGATTAGCTTTAGCCTTATCAACGATTTCTTTCGCCGCATCAGTCCGTAGATTATACTCAGCGAGCCACGCGACGCGATTCGCGATCTTATTGATCGCCCCGTACATATAGCCGGTGTACTTGTCCTGTTCGGACATGATCGTCTGAGTAAAGTCAGCGATGGTTTTGCCGCGCATACCGTTCACTAAAAAATCTCGACCAAGAGAGACCGAATTATTGGTCTTGCCTTTTGTCGCTATTGTCTGTGCTAGTTTGTCACGCCAGTGCATATTTTTACGAGAGTCTTCTAATGCTTATATTACATGGTTAGTCTAAAAAATAATATTGGCCTTCTTGATTTTCGAGGTAAGTTGTGGCCACAGCCCCATAATCACGGCATCAAAGATGTCCGGTGAAAGCGAACCGGTTCGCTTCTTGACGTCATCCTTGCTCTCGACAGCCAGCTTCTTGTCGGTGGTCTTGTGGTTATGTGCCATCGCTTCACTGATGAGTTCGTTGCGGAAGGGACAACCCTCCCAGATTTTGATCTCTCCGGTCTCCAGGCCACGAGCAAAGGCGTAGATGACCTCAGACCTCAGCTTGTCGAAATCATTCGACGTCGGTGCAAAACCGGATTTAAATTGAAGTGGCTTCAATCCTTTCGATTTCATATGATCAACGACACCCACGCCCGTGCCCACCGCGTCGACTGCCGTCATCTCTTTAATGACTGCGTTCTGGGTCATATACTTAATCAACCAGAGTGCCTGGTCATCGGTAGCTACCTCTTCATCTGCGTGCTTGGATATTGATATGTCAATCAACGTTTTGCCATACCACAATGCGGCAACCGATCGATCCCTCCCTTCACGCGCAACGTCATAGCCGATGGAGCGCCTAGCATTCCGTATCTCGTCGGTCAGCTTTTGTATCTCTGCCGCTTCGAAGTAGCGATACTTGAACAGACTGTCGATGTCATCTTCGAAGTCCCAGTTGTTATTGATGTAGCGCTCTACCCATGCCTTCGGTCGACTGGCAATCAGCTTCTCATAGCGTGACTGATCAGACCAGCTATCCCACCGGGTGAACTCAAGCACCGCGATGTTTGATGGCAGTGTGCCGGCCTTCCAGCGGGTATAGAACTCCGTCTTGCACCACTTAGAGTTCGGGTTCATCGTGACAATCGTGACCGGTGGTGCTGGAAAAGAGCCGTCGCGACCAACACGTGACTGAGCCATCTCGTAGGCCGTCTGGACGATCTCGTCAACCTCATCGATGTGCATAGCATTGGCCTCAAGACCCTTGAGCTTCATGTGATCTGGGTCTTTGGTGTGATCAGCCTCGATCAGTGGCAACATACTGCCGTTTGTTAACAGCGTGATGTTCCCAGTGTCAGCCTCAACCTTGTAATCACGGTCCTTGACGAAGTTGCTTTCGTTCAGTACACGCAAGTAGGAACGCAGCACTGTGGCTTTGGCTGTCGTCTTGTTTCGACGTACGACAGGGATGTATGAGTTTGGGAACGCATCGGCAATGCTGATGATCGCGTGAGCAGCGACATACGTCTTACCAGTCTCAACAGAACCGATCAGAACGATGACATCAATGCCAGGCGTGTTAATCAGCTGGATTACTTGGTTCTGCTTGGGCTTCAGTTCTAGCATTACGTGGTTGGATAGGACTTACGATTCGCGGCGCAATAGTTTCACCATTGCTGGTGAGATCTTGCTCGATTTTATCTTTCCAACCATAGTTATTCTTCAGATTGAAGATAGATCCAGTCGGTGTCGAGCTGAATAACATCTGTTCATTGAACTGCTCGCAACGGAGCTTGGCTCTTTTTATTGTGTCAGAAAACTTTGCGACATCGGGATCATATCCTTCATCATCCTCTTTCTTATCTCGATTGCCACTTTCATAGTCTAGTAACGTCTCACGGCTAGTATTAAGAGCAAGGGCTAGACCCGTAATCGTATACGGAACTTGGTCGGTCATCACCTTGTGAGTTACTTGAACTAAATAATTGAGACCGTTCTTGTCTTTCTTCAGCTTTCCGTCCTTAGTGCGAGCCTGGACCCACTCAGTAATCTCAACCATGTGAGGATCACACTGCGAAAAGTAGGCATCAATCTTCTTCCGAAGTTCAGCCACTGACTTAAACTTGAGAGGACGGCCACCGGGATGCTTTAATTTACTATCTGCCATATGTACTTTACGTTATAACACTTTGTTGAATTTTACGCACCCACTTATCACCATCTTTTACTAATCTGGCAGAGACAACAGGCGTAGTAGTCGCATTTATTGCGGAGCCGTCTTTCCGCATATGATCAATGTTCAGTCCCCACACTACATAGTGCTTATAGCCAAGCTTCCGCATCTCGATACCCCACCCGACATCAGGTCCGAGTGTATTGCCATCAAACGGTGCTGCATCAATCTCGATGTAGCGATCACGTTTCGTTAAGTAGGTATACCACCCGGCAGCGTCACATTCTTCGATGCCATCACCTGGCAGCATCGTGTGAATCTCAGTGGGTGCGTAAACATCGTCCGCTTTCCACACACCGATGTGCGGTATCCCCCAGCGCCCTACTTCGACACCACTCACCATGCCTGCGAACGGATAGACGCGGTAGACGGCCAGAAGAACGTCGAGCGTGTTTGCCGGCGGAATTGAATCGTCTTCAATACTCAGCACGTAGTCACAAGCTGGCATGAGATCTTTTGACTCGTTCTTGATGTCTGCTATTCGCCTGCGTCGCTTACCATCCTGCGCAAAAGTTGCCCGTGGTTCCTTCCAGCGCGGACGTTGGATACAAAGCTTCTCGGCGAACTTCGCGTGATCGACGTACTTCTGACAGATGTCGAACAATGCCTTATCACCGTCAACATAGACAAAGATCCCAGTGCTGTCGTTATCGCACTCGATAAACTCCAGTGCTGTGAACAACTTGTCGAGATAATTAGCACGTGAGACCGGTATAAAGATCGTCACCTTAGTCATTGAAGATCTCCAGAACATCTCGATACACCGGTTCGAGCTTCTGCCAACTCAATGAACTCGCTAGATCGCGAGCTTGCTTGCCCATATTTTCTACAGCTTGCTGGTCGCGGTAGAGATCAAGCATCTTCTGAGCGAGTGGCTGCACGTTGGTATCCCAAATCTCAACTGTGCCACGTGGTTTGAATGATCGTGGGTTACGAGTGACGTCTGTGAGCCATTCTGAGGGCATCCAGGAGTCATTCGGCGATATAGACGGCATCAGTACCGGAATGCCCGCTGCGACAGCCTCCTGGGCTGGTAGACATAGGCCGCCGTAGCGACGTGGCAGCACGAGTATGTCGCCCTGGGCGTAAAGGTCACTGTAGTCATCAACGTGCTCGATCAGCTCGATACGTGTGCCGTTAATCAATCGTCTAATCTCGGCATCAGGCTTCTGGCAGTACAGAAGAAATCTGATCTTCGGTTCATGCGGTTGGGCCATCCGCGCCGCCGCGATGAAGTCCCTCGTACCGTTCCGATCATTCGCAGCCGGGCGACCGGCTATGTGGAAGTATGTCTCGACTTTCGTCACGTGACGCTGTCGCAGCTTGTGGCTGTCGACGGGTACTGGTAGGTAGATGACATCGGTGTCCGGTAGCAATGATTGAATCTCATCCTGTTTCCAGACAGTCGGAAGCGCAATGACATCTGGTCGCGGCAGATTGGGACGGACGAAGTAGTCCAGTAGTTCGGGGTTGATCTGCATGATGATCCTGATTCCACGCTCTTTGGCCCGACTGATGAGGCGGTAATTCAGCGGCGTTTCACACAGAAACAGGGTGTCGATGCCGTACAGAAAGCGCTCGATGTCTGATGTCGTCGGGATGCCGCGCGTTCGAACATCGAACTCGTACCAGTCTTCATGCACCGGCATACCGTTCAAACTGCTGATGTCTACCAGCATTGTCCTGGCTGGTTTGAGCATCCGGTACAGAAGCTCAGTCTGGCGCCCTAGCCCAGTGTCAGTGGCATAGACAAGCATCCCGAGCTTCATCTGTCGTACTTATCCTCCCCCTCTCGACCATCGGTGTGGTAGCTCCGTTGAATGTTGCCTTCAGGGTGATAAATCCAGGTACGCCAGTTGTGCCAACCCATCACGCCGTCAATGTTGTAAGCGGTGTGCAGCTTGCCGTACACGACGTCTTCAATGAAATTCTTTTCATCGTGGGGGAAATAGCGGTCGAGTAGATCACGGTAGAAAGCCAATGCAGCAAGATGTGGACGCTGTGACCACTGAACCGTGCGGATCATCGGGACACCGCGGATGTCCTGTGGCTTGTCGTCAAGCATCAGGTACTTATGCGGATCGAGGATGTGCGATTCATGGCTGAACCGAACCAGATTGGCATCGCCATTGATGATCGTGCGGACGATTCCATGCCAATCAATTTCACCGTCTGTCAGCGGGGTATCTCCCTCAACAAACAGAAGCAGCGGTGTCCGAACGTACTCCAGCGCTCGCTTCGTAGACACCGCCTGGTGAAGATGCTCATCAAAGACGAGTGGTAGGACATTCTTCCAGTGATGATCAGCCAGCCAGAGCACACGACGGATGTACTCTTCGTAATCCGAACGCCGGTCTTCTTGTTCCTCTCGGACGCCATCATGCACAAGGATTATCTCGCAGTCGGGCAACTGCTTTCGGACAGATTCAACCGTCTCTTCGATGATGCGTGTCGACGGATGCGACTTGATCGGGCTCGTCGTAATGATGACCGTGATGGGGAACTCCCAAAATCTGTCGCGGATAGCTCCAAGTGCCAGCAGATCTTCGTATAGCCAGTCAGTCATCGTCCGCTTCTGTTTCATCCACCAAGCCGCGACCCTGTTCGCTCGTCGTGGGTAGTCACCAAGGATGTCCCGAATGTAGCCAGGAAGGTTAACGTAGTTGGTGAGCACCGGAAATGGCGTTCCTGGCAACACTTTCGCCCAGTAGCCGGTGCTGTCATAGACCGGCGAGACATCATCAGCGATTGGCACAGCATGAGCTTCGAGCGCTTCATAGACACGAAATGAATCAGGCGAGAACGCACCAGACGGTGCAGGTGCCACCTTGGTCACCGTCATGTGTAATGCATACTCATCAGGCTTCATACCCTGAGTGAAGCCCTTTGTTGGCTCGATCAGGCTGATGTAGTCACCGTTGTCCCTCGATAGCGTCGTAAACGCAGCTTGGCGGCGTACGTGTGTCTTTTGAGCAGACAGAAAGACATCAAGTATGCGGTCGCGTGGCTTTGGATCGAGGTCATTGAAATGGGGCGGGAAGCCTACTCCGAACAGATGAGCGTCGCCATAATCCCGATCAGTGCGGGGCGTCTGGACCCACCATTTGATGTTGGGATGCTTCACTTTTGAGACGTCAAACTGGTCCTCTTCATCACCAGTCTTGATGGCCAACACCCACTGATACTGAGCGATCCATTGAGCTATTTCTGCTTCGTGGCCGTACCAGTATCTGCCTGGTATGACCAGCACGATCCCAGTGGTATCAATCCCTTGCAGATTTACGGCATCGTGCACATAGAACTCGAGACCAGTTGGATACAGCTTATTCGCGAACAGCAACTCCAAAACGTTTTGGTCCCATTGGTTTCCCGGTTCCAGTCGAACTACCGGGATCACACCGCCGCCTTTGGCACATACATCGTGTGCAACTCATGCTGGTAGTCGAGAATCGTTTCCTCGTAACCAAACTCAATGATCCAGTTGCGAAAGTCTCGGCTGTACTCGCTCCACTGGTGGAACATGAATTCTGGATGGATCGAGGCGAAGATCATCGGCTTATATTGACGGACAGTCTGCTCTGCGCCACGCATTACTTGCCAGTCCGAACCTTCGCAGTCAAAGGTGATAATCGTTGGAGGTGGAATACGGTAAGAGACCACATCATCAAGTCGGATGTAAGGATAGTTATTGGCTTCAAGATAGAGTTCTTTGAAACCGTGGTTGCCGATGACTTCACCGTCGGCATAGTCGGGAAACTGACGTTCTTTTAGATGAGCTAGCGCATCGTTTGATGTCCTGTTGCTCGCGAAGCCATCAAATGATGCGAGTGGCGGCTGGAGTCCATTGGCTTCCCATATGGCTTTCATGTTCGGCCATACCTTCGGGTTCGGTTCGAAGAGAACAACTTCCGCGCCCCACATCTGACAGAGTGCAGACATCTCGCCTTCCTCAGCACCGACGTAGTACACAACAGGATGCTGCTGAGACGTGATGGTGTTGAACATGGCAGCTAGACGGCGCTTCTCCCAGCCTGACTCGGTGTACCACTCTGGCCGATCTGCTCGATGCTTTGGTAGAACAATCTCCCACTCGCCGTTCAGCTTGGCTTTGACCATCTCTGTCATGACTCGCCTCCGATGGTGTCGAGGATCGTCTGCCAACGATGGCGATACGTGTGATGATCCTTCACGTGCTGTTGGCCGGCGCTTCTGATCCGCTCCCGTTCGTCGTCGTGGACGAGGTAATAGTCGATCAGATACTTGAGTTGGTCGAAGTCGCCGTAGTCGTAGAACACCAGGTGCTCGCGGTCGGTGAAGTGTTCATCCATACCTTTGATCCGTGGATGGATCATGAAGCCGCCGCGTCCGAGCGTCTCGTAAACCCGATCTGACCAGTAGTACGGATAGTCAAAGCCGATACAGAGCGTGTCACCGACCGCGATCTTCGAACTGGCGTAGAGCCGATTGAGGTCATCCCCTCTCGTGGTCTTGACCTGGCCGTCGCCACCAACATGGGTGAAACGACTGCCGTATGTCGTCCGCAACCAGTCGACCAGTTGCGGACGGTACGGCCATTCTGGGTGGTAGCCGCGTGAGCCGACGAAGATGACATCGTTGCCATTGGATGATGGGTTCTGGTTGATGTAGCACTCAGCGTCATAGACAGCAGCTGGTAGATAATGCCCCTTGACATTGGTGTTCTTGTTGAACCAGTCGGCCATGAGTTTATCGACGGTAAAGAAGTGACCGATGGTCCGATAAAAGCTATCTGTATCGAGATCTTGCTGCCGCTTCAGACCAAACCAGAGATCAAGGTGATAGGTCAGCGTCGGGATACCGCGTTCCGCCAGCTTGGGAAGTATGGCGTCTCGACCATAGGCAGATCCATCTGGCGTACTCCAGCCATGTGTATGGACCCAAACAAGCAGGTCAGACAGCATACCCTGCTCGACGACAGTATCCGCGTTATTGTGCCCTTCTTGAAGACGTATTACCTGGTGTCCTAGTGCTTCGAGGCTATTGGCGTGGTGGTTCTCAGAGCTATAGGAGACACCGAAGTTACCAACGAAGGCGATTTTCACTGATGGCTCTCCGTTGTTATGACTACCTCAACAGTTACCTCTCTTACTGGCATTTCGGCGCCGATAAGTTTCCGATTGTCATTAAAGCCATACACATACGTTTTGCCGGTCTCAATGTCTCTGGCTAATCGTCTCAATGATTCTACGATGAGAATCTTCGATTCCTCAGAATTTAAGACTTTCGCCACTTACACCTCCATCCCACAACAAACCCCCGCACTACCGCCAGGGAATGCGGGGGTCAATAATGTTATCGAGTTATAGTGTCTGGCGGTCATTACATAATCAGTTAAGCACGTCATTGTCTATACGTAAACATTGACTTTTTAAGCGTTAAATGTTATATATAGTAGTGAAATGATCGTAAAACGAAATAACCACATCGACTTACGTTATACGGCCAAACTGGCACTTATGCCACACGTGGTCGCAGCGGGAAATGCCATCGATAATTTCTTCATCAATCACTAACCCTATTGCAAATATGTAGCTAGTGTGCATAAATAGGGATACATATGAAAACCGCCAGTAAATCAGAAATCTTTATATCAATCCTGATCATTATGGTTGTAGGTGCTGTTATATATTCGGCAGTCAACCTACTGACAGCACAGAAGCCTCCTGTTCGCGCCATAACAGTCGAGACGGCAGTTGCACCGGTTGAAGCACCAGAAGCCGCCACACAAGACGTGACGACGCCTGTGAGTGATATTCCTGCTGATCAGACGCCAGCAGCAGCCCAGCAAGATGGTGCCCTACCTACTGCACCCGATGCGCCTATTGAACCAGCTACATCTGATCCAACGCTGGCCACCACGACTGATCCTGTCGAATCACCGAGCCCGAGCCCAACACCTGAAACAAGAGCATCACGAATCATTGTCGAATACACACTTACCCAGCATGGGTTCGTACCATCTAACTGACACAGTGGATCGCTGCTAAAACTTAGCATCATGAATCGTGAGCTTGCCTCGTTTATTCACCATCGGGATAATTGACTAATGCGATACGTCTTTTATCTCTTGCTGGCCTATGGCGTCTATAGCATCGTCCCGATGAACGCCGTGGGCCATCTTCTTTACTGGCCGATGATCGGCTTGCTGTTCGGCATCGTGCTGCTGGCCAAGATCATCTGTGCGATCTTCTGATGAAACGCTTCCATGACTGGCTGTGGCTACTGTGCTACGGGCCTCACGACCGCCTGGGGACGCTACGACGACGCATCGTGCTGTCTCTCGTTATCAGTATTGAACTACTGATCTGCTGGATGACCTATATGTTGGCTATCGTCGCTGCGCCCTATCAAACACTAGGATGGACAATCTATTGGGCATTTATCATGTCTTTTATGGCCACGATCTATCCGCCGATTATGTCACGATTATTCAACTAGCCAGTGGTGCTTCGATGCTCGCATCATCAGTTGGCGCATAACCGGCATTCAAAATAGTGTCGACTATCTTGAAGATCTTGCGGATGCTGGTGTCGGGTGGCCTATCGCCACGCAACCAGCCCTGGATGTATGCCCTGCTCTCTTCAGCATTGAACGGTAGCTCTAATTCGTTCATGAGCAGGTATGACGACCCTTCTGCCTCGAACTCATACAGGCCACGATGCTGACGGTAATTTTCGTGCGCTTCGGCTGTCGTGTGTCCACCAACAACGTGTGCTGCTTCATGGAAGAACGTCGCTTCCGGCTCGACGGCCATCGGGTTAATGGCAACGTCGAGCCCGACACTGTAGCCCTGCGTGTTCCCATCAATGGACGCAAAGCTGACCAGGTTGATACCGAGCGCACCGAGCGCCCGCTCTCTGCTCCAGTCTTTTGGCTCGACTTCTGGAAGTTTGTCGCCTTCTGTCTGGCTGTACCCAAACGCCCCCTTAACTCCTTTAAACTTTGTGATCGTCCTGGGATTGCCCTCGTCGTCGAACTGATCTTTGAGCTTCACGGTGATGGGCCTCAAGATGTAATAACCAGTACTTCCCTTCATTACCTGACGCCCTAATGCCTGCCAGCGCTTGTAGCTCGCCACCGGCTCCCTGACGCCCTGCTGAAGCAACCACAGCCGATTACTGAAGCTGTAGTTGTAAAATTGGTTGTAGGTATCCCCCATGCGCCCTGGTGCGGTGAGCGCTTCTTCGAGTAGTTCATTCCACTCCGGTTCTGGTGGCGCTTCGTTCGGCGCTTTGTTGTATCGCCGGTACGCCATCTACTCTTCGTGCTCCTGGCGATGAGCGACGCGGCCTGGATGGCCTTCGGTATCATTTCGCCGTTCTTCGGCCACCAGTTCATCAGCAGCTTCTGCGATGTCATCGATCTTGTCTTTGAACTCAACGGCTACCTCAACAAGCCAGTGGGCGGCACTTTGGATCTCTTCAGTAATGTACTGCCGTTGATGAATCGATAGTTCGGATCGATTCTCCCGGTAGCGCTTGATCTGCTCCTGGATCTCTTCAAGGTTCTCGTGGGCCTCCGATAGATCGGCGGGCACGGCTTCAATTCCCTGCGTGATGCGTGCTACTGGATCAATTCGTGTAACGGTAGGACGTTCCATATTTGGGATTAGTTAAGCACGGACAAAATAAAAAAGCCATAGGGACCCCCTACCGCAGTCACCAACGTGCTTTAGTACGTAATCGGTGGCAGTTAGCGCACACGACATCACACTTCGCAACCTCAGCCAGCACGACTTCGAGGGGCATACCCAGCATCTGAGAGACGTGTTTTAGCTTGACACCGCGCACATGGTCGAAGTCCATCACGTAAGGGTCATAGGTATTGCCGCAATCGGCGCAGGGTACTGATTTAAGCTCGTCGAGCTTCTCTTTCATCTTACGCTTACGGCGGTTGATATAGCGGAGCTTATTAGCATTGTTGGATACTCGATTGAGGGATTTCCACGTTAAACGGTTGCACTTGCGGGAGCAGTACTGTCGCTGTTTTCCTGTTAGTAGTGTGTTACATTTAACGCAATTCATCTATAAAGGAAGTTTAACACATAGGGACCCCCTATCCCTGCGATGGGGGACGTATTCACCAGACCTTGCAACTGTTCCCTGCGCTTCTTTCCATCTACCGAGTACTCAGGGGAACGTACCGCACAGTAATAACACCGCATAGGCCAGGTCGACGTAATAGGGGTCAGTGAGTAGCGGCGCTTACATCCTGTTTTCCGAGTACTTACATGGTTTCCATCACTCATCAGAGGTAGAATTTACATATTCATCGGTATCGCCGTTACATATCGTTGCCTGGACTTAGCGCTATCATCAAGTGCTATCCAACAGTTTTATTCAGAAGCAAGTACGGTTGAGAGAGCATGAGCGTGACCATAAGGCGTAAGCTAGCATACCTTATAGCCACCCTGCTGCTCTCTCGCGTACTGGCAACGTCTTGTATGTCGAAACACAGTGAACACGTTACCAGTGTGCTAAATAGCCTATCCGACAGGTATTCCAACCTGGACTAGTATCTGTTTTGTCGGTCTACTTATCTAGCTTCGACTGTATAAGCACGAATCGAACGTGTCCTCGGCTTCATCACCCGCGTGCTACCAATTACACTAACTTATACAGCCGTACTTGCTTCTGAATGTTATAGACAGACCGCGGCGGGTAAGGATTACTAGCTTTACCATTTGGGTCTTGCCGGCCTGACTCACCATACTCTACGGCTTCCTTCGGGTTCAAAAACTTTCAACCCAGGACTCCCGTCGCAGACTGTCTAGAACGAAGACTGTAAACTTTTTGTTGTCAAGGTATTGCGCTAAAGAACTTTCTTTGAGATAATAGTAACATTATTCAAGACAAGCGATGAGATCCGGCACCTCGCCGGGTCTTTTCTTTTAACACACCGCCCATTTTGTATATTCAAGACAAAACGATTGGTAAATATCATTTAACCACGTCTCACGGATTTTGTGAAGCCTGATCCGCGGCGCTCTGCTTGCTATCGATAAAGTCTCTCAGTTGATCGACGTTATCTATCCACGTTAAAGAGAGGTTTGGTAGTGCCCCAGCGGACTGGACTAAGATCCCCCCGACGCCGAGCAGACTTCTGAGAATGCCGGCCTGGCTGACAGTAACCTCTTCAATATCATTCCACGACACGTCCGACTGAACGTCCCAGAATAGCGTGTTGTATCGGCGTACATGAACGCCATCGGTATCCAGTCTCAGTTGTGCGCCCCAGTACACATACATCGAGACGATACCGACCAGGCCAACCACGACGGCCATTACCATCGCCAGGAATACCACAAACGGCTCTGTTCCCGGCTGGCTGGCGATCACACTCCCTAAGTAGATCAGCAGTACCTCGACAAGTGCCACGGCAATGAAGATCAGAAACAGGCCGATAAACGAGCGCTTGATGGTCATGGGGATGGTGTAGGTCATTCTGTTCTTAACATGAAGTAATGCTTGTGTTTCGTCAATGGGCAGATTTATAGTAACTAGTAAGCTAGTGAGCCGAGCTGGCACGCACCTTCCATAACCGAAAGTGTCACCGCGCCATCTTATAGCAATGCCCGGTAGACGGTTTCAAAACACCTCCCAAAAAACTCTACCTCACAACACAATAAGTCTCTCAATACTTGAAGACCAACACGACAGATATAAATAACTGAACAGTCCCGTCCATCAGCAGCGGGGCTGTTCTTTATATTGCGATTTCATGCCATAATGCAGGCATATGGACTCTTCCAACCCGGCATCATCTTTCCGCCCTCTTATAGGGAAGCGGTTCATTATTGATCAGACGCCGATAGATCGACCGCAGTCAGTGATCGAATATGATTTGTCTATAAATATGCGTCGGCATAAAGCGCTTTAAGGTGACTACTCACGTGAAGCTCGACGGCAACAACGGCGGCGGGATCTGAGCACTGGAAGACGCAAACCAAAACAAACTAAAGAGGACAGTTGATTCTGTCCTCTTTACGTTAGCAGCCAGACTAGCCATCCAATGACCCTGTCCAGATGGTGCAGCTCGCCCGTCCTGGTGTTCGTGATGATGAAGCGAGTCATGCAGATTTTTCTATTGCCGCAATTGAGGCTTTTGCTTCTTCGATATTATCTGTTCCCAGTCGAATTAACCTATCTTCTTTCTCTATCCACAAACATTCAATACCATCACACCAATAAGTATTGTCTATTGTCTCGCCAAGTGAACCATCACTCTCGATTGTGCATCGAGAATATTCTCGAAGTTCGCCCGTAATTTCCCAGCCCTTATAAATCATGACTTTTCTCCTGGTGCGTCTTGGCTTCCTGTACGTCATCAGTCTCGAATGGACAATCTTCACAAAAATAGTTACCAGTCGGTTTCGCCCAGTCTTCGTTGTGGCGAACAAATTCGTTGTTCAGGTCCCAGTATTCTGCGGTTTCTATCTCTTGGACGACGGTGTGTGCCATGGCGTTTCTCCCTATTAAGTTTTGATATGAACGAGATTCTATATGTAGCACCAGTTGACTTTGGTGCCTACAACCTCAAACCTAACAAATACACCAGCTATCTCTGTTCGCACAGAGGTAGTGCTAGGTTTCACTTGGAAATTGTCCAGATGCGTGATCACGTGCGTCGGAAATCTTGACTGCAAAGATGCGCCGATTTGGAATGTTGTTCCACTCATTGATGTAATACCTCTTTTAAAATTTTAATTCTGCACAGTGTTGCCAAGCGGTAAACCGCTTAGGCGTTATTATCATCATCGAACATTGCATAATCGTTTGAGCTAGGTGCTTTTTCTCCCTCTATCGTATGCCAGAGGTCAGCGCTTGCCCTTGCGACACTTGATGTATCAATGACTAATACAAGCGAACCGTCCCGAACAACGTATTCCACCCCTGGATAACATTTGCTCTTCACTATCTCTAGGTGCTCTGTTACCTTTGGTTTTATTGTAAAGAGACTATGCTTGTAATTGATAAGTTGATTGATTGTCATCAGATTTTCTCCCTATTTATAACTTTAAACGGTACGGGTAGTGGGTTCCGCTTGCTCATGAGAGACTTTGAAATTGCGGTCTCATGCCTTGCCCGTACCTACTATTATTATCGCAAACTATTCGTATTTAGTCTACTACTAAACTGTTGTAGAATAGTCATTATTACGGAGGTACCCAGGGAACTCGCTGATCTCACGCACGGAGAAAAGTTTATTCGGCAGCCCAGGCGTCTCATTGATTAAGCGCTGGATCGTCCGTACGCGTTCGGCGTCGATTGCCAGGAACATAACGTACGGAAATCGCCCACGACCGTCTGGGCCTTTGTGGCGGTGATATATGGGCAGTTGTTCGCGTTCGCTATATAGATACGCGTACCGCTTTAGCTTGTCCACTATCTGCGCGTCGGTCTCACTCCCAAGATCGACTTCCAGCCACAGTTTTGGCCGGCGGTTCTGGTCGACCAGTTCTATCCGCATATACAAATCAGGTTCAATCGTCACGCCATCAACGCTGATTTTCGTGTTCGGTTCAACCGCCCATTCATCGATGCGTAGCCAGCCAAGCCGTTCCGCTTTATACGCGTCCACAAGCACGTCAGCGAGTGCCAGGGCGTGATGCTTGATGGTTCGACTCTTACGCCGCCGCCGTCCGTTCGACGGCATTCTTTTGCGGCCCTCTGGCCCAAGCTGGAAGACGTTGACACTGCGACCGCCACGCCGTCCGCCTGGGTGGGATTCCTCGACGTATTCCAGCCAACCGTCAGCGACTAACTCTCTCAGTCTCTTATTACACGCTGTATCAGACAGGTTGTCTGGGAAGACAAGCTGTCTGATGTGAGGTGTAGCGAGTTGATCGAACAAGTTGATCAGGTTCAACACCCTGATCTTGGGTTCGGCCAGGCGCATACGACGAGCATACAGCGACGTAGCTGCGGCGCCCAGCGGCACATTTGCCCTGGTAAGCGCCCGTTCGCCTATGTCGCGAGCGGCGCGGCTGCGTGGCGGTTGGATTTCAGTTGCAGCAGCCATGTTTCGGTATTTTATTATTCATTAGTTGTCATTATACCGACTAGCGCCAGTTATCCACAGCTTTTTATATTTCGCATACTACTAACTATTGCAATACGAATTAAACTAGTCTACTATTAAAACAGAACCGACGACGTGAGCAGCAGGAGTTTTGCGCTACGGGAGAAACTGATCGGGTCAATCACATTAACATCATTGAGCGTAGTAGTGCGGTAGTAAGTCATAGACAGGGTAGCTCAGTTAAGTAGAGCGGGCTTATTTCAGTCGATTGCTGACGGAGGCGGAAAGTTGATTACTTGAGCTTTGGGCGCAGCATAGGGCTAATCACCCGAGGCGCTGGTGCAAATCCAGCCCCTGTCGCCATATTGCTACTAGCACCATACGCTCAATGCCTTCCGTGCAGCGACATGGCAGCTCGAAATAGTTGGCACCGGCGAAGACGGACTATGGGTTTAGCGTTGACTCTCTGTCCCTCCTTAGTCTTCGCGTCAATCGAACTGCCTTGTGTCTGCACGGGCAACTATCAACAAGGAGGGAAGAGCGAGAGAAAAGGGAATGATGCACCTATGACATATCAAATCAGCGAATCACGGTTCAAAGATCAGCGTCGAGCAGATGCGACCGGTGAGGCGAAGAAAGTACAGATAAACGGCTACGTGCGACCGATCAGGAAGCAAGCCATCGAGCTGTACTGCAAGGCACTCACTGAAGAACTTAGGCCACTGCGAGGGCCTACGTTCTCCGTCACGTTTCCAAAGCTGCTGGACGACTATCTCAACCGCGATCCGCGATTCAGAGCAATCGAGAGAGAGTTAATTAAGCAAGAAAAGGATCAACATGAGTTTCAGCAATCCAACGATAACCAACCCAGCTAAAAAATTCTTCAAATGGAAGGGTGGTCCAGGCGAGATCGTCTGGTACGACCGTGACAACGAGAAGGAATTGAAAGTCAGTCTTATCAACGACGATGGCACCTATGTCAAGCCGTTCCGCTTCATACTGCTCGATGAGTTGACCACCATCAAAGGCTACGACGATACTAGCGAATCTGGTATCTGGTCAAATGAAGTGCGCAGCCTCAAGAAAGACGTGTTGAACGTCAAATCTAAGGGAGGCGACATCGTTAGTGGTACGTATGAAGTTATAAAAGATACAATCAAGGCCAAGGGAGGCAAGTTCGCCCGCAGCTTATATATCGCCTACCAAGAGCCTGACGGAGAAGATAGCATTTGGGAAGTCGGTAACCTTAACTTGGCTGGCGGATCTGTTGGTGAGTGGTTCGAGTTCCGTAAAAAATCAGATCTTCAAGTTGAGGGTGCTGTCATTACGGGGATACATAAGGTCAAGAAGAAAGGCGGCATTGAGTTTTTTGTACCTGTTTTCGAGACATGGCAGTTCAAACCGAGTGATATTGATGCGGGCAAGGAACTAGATCAAAAGGTCCAGAAATATCTTGAAACCTATCTTGCTGGTCGCGGGGAAGATAAGTGGCGGGACCAAGTCGAAACCCAGGGTCTGGATAAACCGGAAGACACCGTTCTTGAAGACATCGATGACAAGCCAATCGACCTGTCGGAGATTCCTTTCTAATGCTCTACGACGAACACTACATGAACCATGTCAACGAGAACCAGGACTACGAACTGGACGAGTCGACAGAGGATCACCAGATTGCGTCACATGACCCATTGGTCATCACCGCGCTAACCAACCTACTAAATCCACCACTTTCAAATAACGCGCCGCTCAGCGGCAGAGAGACAAGTGAGTAGAACAGTCATAACCAAAGAAGCCGTCATGGTTGTCCTGAAGGACGTCAAAGCAGGCCACAACGATGAGATGGTCGCGAATCTAACGGGCCTCAAGCGCTCGACGGTCAAGTCAATCCGTCTTGCCGGATCATGGGCCGAGTATCAACGCCGCCGAGCCACCAAACGCCGCCAGGCGACAGTCAAGAAAGCAGCCGTCAAGAAGCTCGAAAAGAAGGTCGCAGGAAAATCAGCCCGGCCAGAGCTGGTGACAGCCGCGCCGGATAAGCCGACTGCGAAACGTCACAGTGACGCAACGCCAAAGGCGGTATCTGCCGACTTGAAGCAACGTGTGGTCCAGTCATGGGCTCAGGAATTGATCACAGCGTATCGGCTGTTCCACCAGGACAAGAAGGAGATCCTCAAAGCTATCGAGGACGTTAAGAAGCTTGTACCAAACAGAAGCTCGACCAATGCGGGTCGGCTGCTTGCTGTTGATAATGTCAAACGAGTCAACCTACTGCAACGCATCCGTGGCAATCGATGATGTTGGATTGTCTTGTTGCGATCTTGCTCAGCTTAATAACTGCTTAGCGATATGCGTCGCAGAATAAATATTGTGCGACGCATAATTTCGGACGCTAACAGAGATCGTACCTTACAAACTTAACTAGAACATCAGATTCGGTATTTTGTCTTGTATTAATTTATGGACGAATATGTTTATATAGGTGTATAACAACCGTAAATGGACAACGAGACAATATGCACGACGATAACGCAACCCAGCCGGAAATTAATACTTTTTCCACAGGCCTTGGCGACAACAAAACGTTAATCGGCCAACTCAAATCCTACCTCGGCTTGAAGAACCCAACATCAAAGTTTGTCGAAGAGTGTTCTTGGGTCGGTCGCGGAGACCTCGTTGAGTTTCGCGCAGACGGAAGCGTCGTGGAATATGAGCTGAAGCGTTCATACTCGGATTTGAACAATGAACTCAGAGATATAGCCGTAGTGATTGACTGCTTACGTGCAGGAGCTTCACGTTATGCCCGAGTTAAGCAGTTAACATACGATGGCATATCCGAAAAGGAAATGAAGCGCCTCGTTAACAGATACTGTATGCACGCCGAGAGTGCAAAGTATCTCAAGCATGAGTGGTACCTAGACTCAAATCGCAAGGCTAGTGAGGACAAGAACCGAAGACCAGACCAGTTTTACTTCGTCGTGACCGACGACCAAAACACGGCTGGGGCGATACGCAGGACAAGCGGTACGCCCTACGGAGTCATACGGCTTTTAAATGGGATACCTCGCACATTGAAACCAGCTTTAAATATCAACTAAAGGAAAAACTATGACTGATCGTGAAGAACAACTCATGTACCACGGCCCGATCCCGGAACGCTCGACGCTTCCAACCAAGCCGACAAAGCACCCGCTGGCCGGCAGAACAAAAGGTGTCCGATCAACTAGCCGCCAGGCGCTCAAGACCGTGAAGCTTTCGCAAGACCAGGCCGAGGTCTTCATTGCCCTGAAGATGAGCGCTCAACCGATGTGTGACAAAGAGCTTCTGACCTACCTACAGAAGTACACGCTCAAAGGTGCGAACTGGAAGATCAACATGGTAAACGGTCGCCGTCACGATCTGCTTGAGATGGACAAGATCGAAGAGGCCGGTCGGTGGTCATGTCGACAGTCTTCATACAGGGTTATTCACTGGAGGGTTAAAGAATGAGAGATATTAAATACAGAGTGTGGGACACGCAAGAGAAGAAAATGTTCAAAGTCTACGCGCTAATGCGTCTCGGTGGCGTTAGTCCGCCACTTGCGAGGATTGTTGGCCGGACGAAAGTCCCGTCGTCTTCGCGTAGATATTACCCGTCCTACAGCTCTCCTACCACAGACATGATTGATTTTGAACGTGGTGTGGTGATGCAGTACACCGGCCTCAATGACAAGAACGGTGTGGGGATATACGAGGGTGACGTTGTAACAACTGGCAATGGACTGAAGCGCATCGTCATCTATGACGCGCCTGGCTTCTGGCTCGCGAAGAACCTAACAGACAAGATTGACATTGACTCGTTCAGTACCCCAAGGGCATACGAGGAAGTCATCGGCAACATCTACGAAAACCCTGAACTATTGGAGCTAGCCTCATGACCAACATAGCGATGCAACCTACAGTGTATTTCAACGCGCAGTACCAGCAGTGGCACGCACGCATTTATCATCGATATAAATATATCCACGTCGGACGCTTTGACGACCGTGACATTGCGCTGGCGAGTGCTAAACAGAAGATCGCAGAGCTTGAGCGTGTACAGAAGGAACAAGACGAAAAGCAGTCCCAGGCTCGCATCTGGTCGGACGCGGCAGCAGCGTCACGCATGAGCATCCTTGCAAAGTATTCGGGGGGTACTTCATGAACGATTCCCGTACTCTCGAATATTGGAAGAACGGTCAATACCTCCCAGCGCTGATGCGTACCGGCATCTATGTGGTCGGTGTCATGTTCGGGATCTTCATGGCGATGATGGCGTGGCTGCTTATAGCGACGATCGTCATGATGCCGGCACTTACCTTCTTACTCGATCAATTTTGTATTGCCGTGTGGGGCAAGTAATCACATACCCCAATGATCGCTAAGTCAATCTTGTAAAAAATCTCACCGGAGAGCATAGTCATAATTACAGGAGGATGCTTCTGAAGTACATAGTAATTGAACGACTCAAGGTCCATGGATTAACCATCGGCTACGAGTTTTCAGACGACACCACGTATCAACGTTGGCATAACGTCGTCGAATGGGTGCCTAAGCCGCGCAAGATTGCGTCTCGCACGCATAAGAAGATCAAACGCAAGCTTTCTGCCCATTAACATTCGGACTGCTAGGCGGCAATGCGAGAGCCGCTTAGCAGCCAGCCATCAGCAGATCGAGTGGGCATCCGCTGATGGCTGGACGCATGATCCATCAATCGGATCGTGCGCTCCACACCTCTCACTCCGCTCTAAAAGCACTTCCCTTTTCGCCTTCTGGCGGTGTCAAGGATCAAACTCGCTGATCTCGACACGGGGCGAGTGAGAGGTGCGCCAAGACATCAACGTTAAACGAGGCATTCATGTATGTCAGAACTCGCCCCACCAGTCGGAGGACGCTGCGCTGAAGCAGGGCCCGGTTATGCCGACGAACTCTTCGAAGCCGTGCTTCGCAATCGGAAATCATTCATCAAGTGGGGCCGGCAGATGTGCGCCAGCTGCGAGATTCAAGAACCATGCCTCGAGTTCGGCATAGCCACTAGGCAAGAGTACGGATTGTGGGGCGGCGCAACCCCACCCGAACTTCGTCGTATGGCCGATCTTCGTGACGGTGGAGACGCAGCGTAATGAAACACAACGCCTATGAACTCCCGCCATCGGAACCAGATCCAGAGTTCTTAAATCAGCGGCAACGCGGACTGTTACGACTCGGTATCCATGCCATGTTCGCCAACCAGATGGAGCTTGTCGACCAGGGCAAGATGAGCCGCGAAGAAGGTATCGCCAGTGTCCGTCGACTTCACGACGAGATCATGGCGGCACAGGAGCAGTCCGATGCGTAAGCCATCCTTCGCTCTTGTCTCGATCACTATCGCCATCATCATCATTATCGGTGTCCCGGTGTGTGTCGGTTTGGCGGTCGACTATCTGATCAACCTCTCGACGGAGCAACTGAAGCACCATGAGTGAACGGCTGCGCCACCTTGGCGAGACGATCAGAGACAACAAAGCCGAGACATTTGTACTTGGCCTTGGCGCCGCCGCCCTCACCTGGGAAGCCATCGCACCTGATAAGAAACACGATCTGATCTCCCATGCGGCGGACAGACATCAGGGGATCACTGCACTCACGACGTTCGTCTTAGGAATGCACCTTTGCAACGTCTGGGAGCGCCTGGGGCTCGAAGACCTTGATGTCATCAGTCAGATCGGCAAGCGCTTCGGCGTATCGGAGACAGGCGATGGCCAAGCGTAATCAGTTTGCACCCCCGGTTCCATATGAAGATGAAGAACAAGCAACGTTTGTCGGGTGGCTAGAACTGGTCGGCCTCAAGTTCACGGCCATTCCAAACCACACCTATAACCCGCACCACAGTCAGCAGAACAAGAATCGCCGCATCGGTCTACGTAAAGGACTGCCAGACATGGTGGTTGTTGTCCCGCACACGCACTCAAAGGATGGGCGCGGACATCTTCTGTTCATAGAGATGAAGCGAATCAAAGACAGCTCAGTGTCGAGCGATCAGAAGCTTTGGATTGCCGCCCTCAACATGATGGGAGCAGAAGGCGTCGAAGCTCACGTTGCCAAGGGTGCCAATGAAGCAATAGCGATTGTCAGCAAGTACATCCATCCGGCAACGAATATCTCACCTTTTTAGAACAGCCCTGTCCCCTCGCCGAACTGAATCAAGGCAAAGGGCAGGGCTGTTGTAGTTGGGACAAGGACAGATGAGCGCGATTACTCGCCAGATGCAGCGCCGTTCTTGGCGGCCGTTGGACTGTAGCCAGAGCGCCGACCCCTGTTGGAGTCGAAACCGGCCAGTTTGTCCGCTGGGATGAGCTTGTCGAACTCGGTCTTGGAAACCAGGACATCGGCCACCTGGCCACTGGCGTACCGAAACTGAAGTTTGACCACGTTGGTTACTGGCTTCAGTGTCTTCAGTTCGTCAGCGTGTGCGTCGAATTTCTTGCCAGCGTCGATGACGTTGACCTCGACCACCTCGTTGTCCTGAAGTTCCACGCCCGAGATGTCACTCACGCGCAGAGACTTGAATCCCATATCTTCACCCCCTCTCACGGGGATAGGTGCGAAACACTAACCGGACGGCCAATGCTGCCACTATTTATGCACGGTTAGTCTTTTAATTCAACATCAAAAGATTTATAATAGAAGCATTAACAAATAAATGACCCCGAAGATACGGTTCGGGATCATGACTCTACTATAAGGCATGATCTCCATTTCGGGCAAGGAGAACATGAATGACTACCACCCAACCATTACAACCAGAGGAGCTACGCAGGGCAATAGTCGATTTTCGTGTGAAGTGCGATATGGCATGGTCTGAGAAGCAAGATGGCGCTATCACCCAAGATGAATACGAAAAAGCGATTGAGTGGCAATTAGAGCGTGTCATGTCCCTATTCCAGCAGGAACTAGAACTAGCGAAGATAGAGGCACGTTTGGACGAGCTAGAACACGCATTTGTTTCATATGATAACGCTATCGCAACAGATTTATGTAAACCAGTTAAATGGGAATATGCGACAAAGGATGACCGCCTAGCCGATCTCGAAGCCCAAAAGCTAAAAGTAAGTGGGGGTCGGGGATGAAACCAAACAACGAAAATAATTTTCTCATTGAGATGACACCCGAACAGCTTGATGAACTTAGCAATATTTACAAGTATGTAGACGATGAGGGTTATGAGGTGCTTCATTATAGTCCATATTGGAGGACTCAACCCCACAAAGCGGAGGAGGAGTGATGATGGAAAATAAATGTTATAACGATTCAATTGATGTTGGTATAGGTGGACTACCCAGTCTGGACGATAGTGATAGTAATCTTGATGGCGCATCGGTGGGCGTATGACAGCTAATACAAACGAAGCAGAGATGCTGGAAGCGGTACTCGATTACCACGCCACTATGTATGCGGGATCTACTATGGAATACATCACCAGGAAGATTACTGAGTCAGAGAGACAGGCTATCTGGCATGAGACTGACGAGAAATCAAAAGCCGCCATACAGCGTCTATTTGTGAGGGAACGGCTGGATGAAGCACAGCACGTGCGGCGCAATTTGATTGTATCTACAAAGGTTGACATAGACCCAATAAAGATGATGGACGACCGTATCAAAGAGTTACAGGCACAACTAAATAAGGAGGAGAGAGCGGAATGAGTAAAGAACCAGACCACACAGTAGCATTAGCAGTCATTGCACTGATAGGCGTGATAGTAACAATCACCATCGGCATATTTTGCATGGTATACGTGAACCAGCAGAATGTAGACCGTGATAGATATTATGCTGACCATTGCAAGAGTGTCACCGCCACGAATACTGAGATAGGCACTATCTATTCTTGTGGGGGCAAGTCATGACCTCCCAACCTGACCCAGTAGAGCAGGGGCAAGAAGACACCGATATAACCCTTGAGTGGTTTGAACGGGCAATAAAGAAATTGCAAGAGCCAGCCGACCCACGACCAACGCTATATCTTTCGCCTCAACAATACAAGCGTTACAAAGAGAGTGACGGCGATTTGATTTATACCTATACAGGTAAAAAGGATGTTCTATGACCCAACCAGTACAACCAGAGCTGCGAGAGAAGATTTATCAAAAAGCCATCGGAGTATGGGTTGAAGAGTTTGGCAGAGATGAACCTCACAACCGTATAACCATTCGTGAAGATGATTTGGTGGCTCTCATCGAACAAGAGATTCAACAGACTATAGATCGTATCGAACAGTCACTCGACCAGCACACTACCCCAGAGGGAAAGGACTTACTGACCCGAAGCTATGTGGTTAATACGCTGGACTTTGAACGCCAACGTCTGGGACTAAAAGCGAAAGACTAGCTGACCTGGGATAATGTAAGTATGAGTCGCCAACAGCTGCCTCCCCAAATTCGCAAGATATATCTCCCCGGCGGTGCGCTTCGTTATGAGCTGCGTGTAGACACAGGAATAGTCAACGGCAAACGAAAACAGATAATGCGCCGCTTCAAGACTGAGCGTGAGGCCCGTAATGAACTGGCAACTACCCTAGCTGCGGTCGTCGATGGTTCCTATGTTCATGCCAACAAGCTGACGGTTGATGCGGCGATAGACGCCTGGCTGGCATCGAAGCACAGCATCAAGGCATCCACCAGGAACGGCTACAAGGTCTGGCTTGCCCCCGTGCGTGGCGTCCTGGGCCACGTCGAGCTTCAACAGCTGACCAAGGCGCACCTCGACACGCTGATAGTCCGTCTGCGGGCTGGAGACGTGCCGGGACACGGTAAATGGACTGCACGGAGCATCAACGGGATGTTGGGGCTTATGTGCGGCATCTTGGAAGACAATCTCAAGCAGGGTCATGTGGTGCGTAATGTCGGCAAGCTGGTTGACCGACTGCCGGCTGAGAAACAGGAAATGAAAACCCTGTCAGAAGCCGATATGTTTAAGATCCTCGACTATCCCGACCGTGACCGTCACCTTTGGACGCTTGCCCTCTATGGGCTGCGCCGTGGCGAGATAGCTGCGCTCAAGTGGGAGAACGTGGACCTCGATAAAAAGACCGTGACTATCTCCGAGAACCGTGTGTCTATAGGCAAGCAAATAGTCACAGGCACACCAAAGTCCGCACGTTCTCGCCGTGTGTTACCGCTGCCAGACGACGTGTTAGACGTGTTACGCGACGCACAGCAGCGGATTGAGTCTGAGTACGTCGCGGCCTATCCCGATGGCAAGCCGTACACACCAAGTATGTTGAGTCACCGTTGGGAGTGGCTGCTGGCGAAGCTGGGGATCGAGTATTGCCGTCTCCACGACGCAAGGCACACCTGCGGGACGCTGATGCACCTGCGGGGTGTCCCTATCGCAGTCATCGCCGCCTGGTTGGGCCATGCCAGCGCGAGCTTCACGCTCAGTACCTATGTCCACAGCCAGGAAGATGCACTCATAGCAGCGTCAGGAGTATTTAAACGATGAACATTGACTTATCTTCTTTGCTCTCTATCATTCCGGCTTATCTAGATGTCGATGGGAAGCGATATTGGTTTCATCTTGGCATGACAAACACTGACCGGCACTGGGGAGCTGGATACCACCTTTATAATGAAGAGCCGGTGCATTTCATGGCAGCCAATACGCCTGAAGAAGCAGTGTTCAGAGTGTGCGGAGATATACTTAAGGAAGCCAGTATGAGCTTCAGGAGAACATTGTGAATGGTGCGGCCTCGACGAACTAGTAAGTACGACGTTCTAGCTGACGGCACCCTCCGGGTCTACTTGACGGGCGGTCTACACGCTCTGCTTGACTCCCAAGACGCCGAACTGACCGAACGATGCTGGGGCACCAACAAACAGGGCTATGCGACGCGCACAGACCACGCCAGCACCCCACAATACATTCGGATGCACCGCGTCGTGATGTCACGCAAACTCGACCGCGAACTGGCTGAGAATGAACTGGTTGACCACATCAGCGGCAACCGGCTTGATAACCGCCGTAGCAATCTGCGCCTGGCAACGTTCGCACAGAACTTGCACAACCGCGCTGTCCAGAAGAGCAGCAGGCACGCCTACAAGGGCGTCAGCACGATGGGCAGACGCCACCGCAACAAGTGTTACAGAGCGGTCATGTATCACGACTACCAGAAGCTCTCAATAGCCGTATGTGACACGCCAGAGGAGGCGGCGTGGATGTATGACCAGTGGGCAATAGAGCTCCAGGGCGACTATGCGCGGCTGAACCTGGAATACGTCTGACCTGGGCAGTTGTGCCTTAGATGTGTTACGGACTGTGTTACGCCGTATTGGCCGTAGCGGGAACGGGGGCCTCTCGACCCCCGTTCCCGCACGTGGCAGGTGTTGGATTTGAACCAACGAAGGCTAACGCCGACGGATTTACAGTCCGCTCCCATTGGCCGCTCGGGCAACCTGCCTTTGTGCGACTAGCAGGGTACAACGAGGACCGCTCCATCGCCCAAACCGGCCGCCGAGCACACCGTCACACCAGCCTATTTTGGCGTCGGGCGGCCGCGCTGAGGCCAGTAAGCTCATGTGAAGCAGCAACCCCGGCTGACGGAGAGGACGGCGATGGCCGACACCGTGCGCGTCCATCCCGAACACCTTCTCGTATCGGCCGTCACCGCCGACATCCACGCCGACGACCTCCACCTGCAGCATGGCGCCGCCGACGCCCGCATCGAGTCGGCGCAAACGGGTATGCCCGCCATGGCCGCCGCGGCAATGAGCGTCAAGGTCGCCGAGTGGCAGGCCGTCACCGCCGCGCTCCGCGCGAACATCGGCGACCACGGCAACGCCCTTCGGGCCAGCGGCATCGCCTTCCACGACGCCGAGCTGGAGAACGCGCAGAGGCTCGACGCGCTCGCAGCCGAAGCGACGGATACCCCGATCGACCGCTAGACCGTGACCGTCTCGATAGCCGAGATCGACGGCTGGCGCCCCGGCGACGTCCGCGAGGTGTTTCACGCCGCCCACAGCCGCGCCGACGCCGCACGCGAAGCCGCCAACGGGCTGGCGAGTCTGCCCGCCTTTGCGGACTGGGGCGGGCTGGCCGCGGAGGCGGCCCGCAACGCCAACGAGGCGATCAGGCGCGATCTCGACGCCCACGGCCGCGAGGCCCTCGCCGTCGCCAGGGCCGCCGACGTCGCCGCCGATTCGATGGAACACATTCAGGCTGAGCTGAAGACGCTGCGCCTGGAGGCGCAGATGTGGGGCGTCGCCATCGACCCCGTCGGCAGCACCGTCGTCCCGTCTGCCGAGACCATCGCCCCCGGACAGTTCTTCCTAGCTGTGTGTTCGCTTCAACCGAAGCTCGACAAGCTGCTCGCCGAGGCCACTGCGACGGACCTACAGCTCGCCAACGCCATCAACATGGCCGACGGCGACATGCCCATCCCGAAAGTCGGTCCGCCCGTCGACCCGACCGGGTTGACCCCCACCCAGATCGCCAACGACGAGAACCTCGCCCAGCTCAACCGCGAGAAGATCCGCACGCAGTCCGATGTCGACCATCTGGGCACCGGACCGGCGCGCGACGCCGCCGTCAAACGGATGGCCGAACTCAATGCGCTCACCGACGCGTTGTCGAAATCCCCCGATACCGAGACCTACCTCGCGCAACTCGACATCCCCGACGACTACACCAAGCCGGTGCACGCCGCGATCGCTCTCGGCAACCCCGACACCGCAACGAATGTCTCGGTGACGGTGCCCGGCGTCGGATCCACCACGAAGGACTCGCTGTCGTCCATGGTGGGCGAGGCGCAGAACCTGCGTCGCACCGCGCAGTTCCAGCTCGACCGCCTCGGCATCAAAGGGTCAGTGGCCACCGTTGCGTGGATGGGCTACGACCCGCCGGCTAACCCTCTCAACACGGGAAGCGCGCGCGACACCTGGATGACGATGACCGACGACCAGGCGCAGGCGGGCGCGACGAATCTGTCCCAGTATCTGACGCAGATTCACGACACCAACCCGAACGCCCATCTGACGCTGCTCGGGCATTCCTACGGATCGCTCACGTCGTCGCTGGCCCTGCAGCAGCTGCACTCGCAAGGTATCCACGCCGTCGACGACGCGGTGTTCTACGGCTCCCCCGGCCTGGAATTGTGGAACCCCATCAACGCCGACGGCGCGCTCGGCCTCGACGGGCAGGCGTACGTGATGCGGGCTCCCGGCGACTACATCACCGCCTACATCGCGCCGACGGCCGCGCTGCACGGTTGGGGCGCCGACCCTTACAGCGGCATCCTGCCCGAGTTGTCCTCGCAAGCGGGCGTCAGCCCCGACGGCGTCGCGCGGGCGGGCGCCTGGGAGCACGCCGACTATCCGCGCGCCCCCGACGGCAGCACGCTGAACATGGCCGGCTACAACTTGGCGACGGTGGTCTCCGGCATCCCCCACATCCCGGGCGGCGCGGACAAACTGGTGATGGCCGACGTCGAAGCAATGAATCACTCGATGCCGCTGCCGTTCGTGGGAAGGCCGAAATGA